AGCCCAAAAACTTACATAACCATACCTACAAAAGAATTGGAGGGGCAAACTACAAACGAGATAATGGACACTATCGGGTTAGTAACAGGCACAAATAATGAGGTTACTCATAACGTCCCTTTAACAGGGATTGCTAATGTTTTTGTTTTGACAGAAAGTATTTATCAAAACGTCAGTAGTGCAAAATTAATTGATGTAATAGGCGTGCTTGAATGGTATGCGAATAGCAGCGTTTCGGCTTCGTACCAAGTGGGTGTATTTGTTTTAGATGCACAAAATAATGTTATTCAAATACTTGACAACGCATTAAGCTATACTACTCAAACCGTTAGCAACAACGTTTTAGAAACGAAGTCTTTTTCCGTGATAGGTTATGCTTTGCAACCTTATCACAAAATTGTAATCCGTGCGTACAATGCGGTGGTTTTGCCTGATTTTGAGTTTAACTGGCAAAATAGCGAATCGAATAGCAACGGCATCATCGTAAGGGACCACAAAACGACCGACCTTTATAGCACGAATAAAGGGCTATTGGTAAGAGATGCGTTTTCGGAGGTTATTAAAAAGATGTCAGATAGTAAAATGACTTTAAAAAGTGATTGGCTGGACAATTGTAATGATATTTGGATAACTAACGGATTCAACTTGAAAGAGATTGAGCGACCGTTGAATATAAGTTTAGATGATTTATTTGAGGGCTTAAATCCAGTTTTCAACATTGAAATATCTATTGATGGGAATTTTGTAAGAGTAGAGTTAAAGAACAGAAAAAAGGCAATTCATCATTTTGTAAAAGGGGATTTTGATGTGCAAATAAGCACGAATAATGAATTTCTTTTTAGCCACGTCAAGGCTGGATACAAAGAATGGAAGAGCGATACAATTTTTGGAAACGATGAGATAAACAGCGAGCGAGAGTACCAAACTGAGTATATTTATGACAAACAAACGTGCAACATTGTAAGCACTTTTATTGCTTCGCATTATTTGATTGAAAAAGTGAAGCGACAAAAGGGCGAAGAAAAGGCGGATACAAAATGGGATGATTTAATATTTGTTGTGGCGGTTGGTATGGATTCGAGCGGTTTCTACCAAGCAGAAACAGCCGATACATTTCAGTTGGTAGCAGGTGTTATTTACCCAAATAACACCTTGAATTTTAGAATAAGCCCTGCACGTAATTTATACAGGCATCGAAGCTACTTACATATTTCGGGTGATACTACTTTCAAAAGCGGTACTGGCAATTTTACAGCACTACATAATCAAGGTGGTAGTTGTATAGATGCTGGTATGAATATCATTGAAAACATGGACTTTGTGGGATTACCTGTTGGCACTCTTTTTGGGAAAAGCATCGCCACTATTACAAAAAATGGAACAATAGATGAATTTTGTAAAATAAAGGAACAAATATCTTTTGATTATTGTAGTAAAACATATGAGGGGGTTTTAAGGAATAAAAAGATAAAGACAGGCATAACGCCCGAAATTACATTGGAAATATACATATAAGCTATTTTGTTGGTGGACCGCTATTCATCAATAAAACAAGACCGTCAGCAATGGCGGTTTTTTTCGTTAAAAGTATTTGAATATTCAAACGTTTTCTTTACATTTGCAATAGTCAAACTGAATAGCGGCAGGATGGCGATAAAACAGTTGTAAAATGATTATTTTAATGTTTTTGTCGTTTCTACGCTTTTATTCAACATTAGGCACTTCACTAAATTATAGTGAGCCTACTTTTGTGCCGTCGATACTGACGGCAAAGCATGGCGAAGTTTGGCGTTTCCCTCTCTTGAAGTCCGATTTACAGGGCAATAAAATAACAGATACAGAACTTTGGTGGCTAAAAACCGCTGGCGATTGCGGAGCAATTGCAGATAGTCTTTTGCAAAAAGCAGGTGATATTCATTACTTTGAATCCGACAAGTACGGCATTATCAAACTAACGATTGAAGATTTGCAGGATAAAGGCTTTTCATTGTTGGTCGATGGTGAGGTGTTTTTTCATTCAAACGTAGATACCATTCGAGAACTATATAATCAATTGGTCCTTAATGCTTATTTTGCCAAAGTTGAACTTGATGGCGATGAACTGACCCTTTACGTGTGCAGAGATTATTGTTATAAGTCTGTTACCATTGACACGTCTTATGAATACAAGGCTTTGCCTGTGGTGCAATTAGATAGCGATAAAGTAAATTGCTGTTGCATTAATAAGGTTATTGCTGAAATCAAAGCACCGTGCATTGATGGTTGTTTTCAACTTGTGATAAAAAATACTGTTACAAATGCTATTATTGCCGAAACAGGCGGGATAAAAGTAGATGCTTATGCAACGGATACTGTGTTTTTGAATTTTTGGGACGACGCTAATAAATTTAACCAAGCTACTGAAAGGTTACGATATTTATTTCGAGTGCCAGCAGTCATGCGACACAAAGGGATGGTTTACGAATCTACTGAAAGACGTTTGATAAATGGCAAATATACTCGCTCAAATTCAAAGATATACGAATCGTATTTATTGAAAATGAGCCGACAACCAAATGAGTTAGTAAAAACGTTGCTTGCTTTTTTTAATTTTAGAACCTTCTATATTGATGGTAAGCCTGTTTTTTTAAAGTCATTTGTTCAAGGAACTATAACCGACGGCTATTCTCAATCAAGTTTTGATTTGATAGATAATGAGGATATTCTGCAGGATGGACTAAGCTGTGGTATGTCGTGTAGTGAGTCGATGGGTGTAGTTAGCCACGAGGGGAGCAACGAGCTTGTGCTTACGTTGGAATCTACTTTGACATCGAGAACATTCGCAAAAAGTATTTATTGCGAACCCGAAAATTATGCGGTTCGGATTCAAAACAACACCTTAAATGATTTTTCATATAAGGTCTATAAAAATGATGTTTTAAGCACATTGCTATTTGGGACTATATTAAGTAAATCAAGTAGCATTTTGGCGTTAGATATTTGCAATTGTGATAATATAAAAATCGTAACAAATGAAACCACTTGTTGAAGAACTACCGATTGAAAAAAAAGTAGAAGTAGAAGAAAAAAGTAAAATCGCCCCAGTATTTACTATCGAAAGAAATTCGATGTATAAGCAATTATTGATTCGCTCGTCGAAGAACATATCCTTTAAAGTTGTTGATTCGAGTAGCGACGAAGTAGTTGCAGAAGGAAAAACGAATCTAAATGGGGATTGCATTGTCATTGTTCCGTATATGTCGCACAGTTTTGTTGTGCTTGCCGTTTAAAATAAGATGAAGAAGTTAATCGAAAGGGCGTTACTCCCTACTCCTGAGTTTTGGAAGAGAGTTCAAAAATTTAGTGTAATCGTGGCAGGATTGGGGGGTTATCTTTCAAATCCTGTTGGCTTGCCCGATGGTTTTACGCTCCCTTTGTCTATCTCTAATTTAGGTGGTTATTTAATATTTGCAGGAACAGCCGTGGCGGTAGCTTCACAGCTTGCCACGAAAACAGAATAATAAAACATGGATTTGCAAGGATTTATTGCGTTTTTAAATTTGCCATTTGCAAGGATACTTTTAGGTTTTTTTTTTTTAGTTGTAGTTGGACAGTCTTATGCGATTGAAAAATTATATACTGACAGTTTCGACAATAAAGACGAAATAGTTGAGTGCGAAAAAAGGCTAATGCAAGAAACGAAGCGGATAAATGATGAAATGAAATCTACGCTCAGAGGGATTATAGAAGCCCAAAAAAAGGAGATTGAAAAAAACGAAAAGAACAAAGAACAGATTTTTGAACAGAATAAAAAGGCGTTAGAAATGAATAGCGAATTAACGAAAATTAAAAATGCAAATCATATATAAGGGCATTTTTGGGTTTTTTGTTCTATGTATTTTTTTTATCTTCGGATTTAATGACGAAGACAAAAAAGAAGACAAAGAACTTCTTGCACTTTTGAATGAGTCGGAAAATAATATCGAATCAATCAAAAGCAATAATGTAGAAATGGATTCTTTGATTGTGGCGACCGACAAGGTAAATCAAGAAATTGATGAGAGTATAAAAGACCTAAACGTGTATCTCGCCTACAAAGACGATTTCTTAGTAACAGAAAAAGACACAGTAGTAAAAGTAATTAGAATCGGAAAATGATAAGCTCAAAACAATGCTACGAAAAATACGGAGAGCCGACCGCAGCGAATAAGCATTTAACTTTATTTGATGTGCCGACTGAATTAGAGATTGGATTTATTCCTAAAAGAATTTATTGCAACATTGATTTGGTGAATCCTTTAAAGATAGCATTTAATAATCTTATTCAAAGGGGTTTTGTCAAAGAATTAAAGACTTGGGACGGCTGTTTTAATATTCGCAAAAAAAGAGGTTTAGGCTCAATGAGTCTTCATAGTTGGGGTTTGGCGGTAGATATAAATGCCTTTGAAAATGGCTTAAATCAAACGCCTAAACTATCCACAGGCTTTGTAAAGTGCTTTACTGATGCAGGGTTTGATTGGGGCGGAACATGGACACGCAAAGATGGTATGCACTTTCAACTTTCAAAAATATAAAAAAAAATGAACAAAGGAATCGAACAAATCAAGTTATTGCTATCAATGGCACTTTTGGCGGTGAAAGCACTAAAAGGTAAGCAAGTTTTTGAAGTCATTGCCGAGGTATCGAAGATTTTTAAAGTCAATTTTAAAGAATTGGCGTTAGAAATTAAAGACCTTAAAGGCGATGAAGTTGTTGAACTTATTGCATTCTTAATTGAGAATGGAATTAAAGAAGCGGTCGCAAATAAGGCAATCAATTATTTTTCAAAAGCCGAACGCCCAAGTTTTTCGGGTGTTGTACGAGAATTAGCTAAAACAAAATGATTTATCTTATACAGGCTTGCGTCAATAAGTACCCTACCGCTCCGTTGAATGGGTGCGTAAATGATGGCGATAATTTCCTAAAATATATAAATTCATTAGGCAAGCCTGTTGAAGTAATTCAGTTGTATGATGCTTATGCCACAGCCGATAATATTCGCAAAGCGTTTGAAAAGGTAAAAGCAAAGGCGAAAAGATGGGATTTGGTTATTCACCAATTTTCGGGTCATGGCGTAGAAATACCTGTTGATAAAAAGTTTCACCAACTTGTTTGCCCAGTCAATTTTTCATGGGACGACATGAAGACCTTTATTACAGACACTAATTATGCAGAAATGTGGAAGGGTTTTAATATTGGGGTTCAAAAACTTTGGGTAAGCGACTCGTGCCACTCAGGAGGGCTTTCTACTCGCAACTTAGTTGCAGGAAAAGAACAAAAATCTCGTTCTATGCCAATTCCTACAGAAGTCATGAAAGATATAATTGAAAACATATCTATCGGAACTGAAAGGGTAAAACCTTATGATTTTGATGGTGTTTTAATTACAGGCTGTCAAGATAAACAAACAAGTGCAGATGCGTATATTAATGACTCGTATCAGGGTGCGTTTACATGGGCTTTGTTAAATGTATTGAAAGAAAACGACCGATTGACCTTAAAGAATGTGCGAGCAAAAACAAACGCATTATTGTTAAGCAGTTCGTTTACCCAAACTCCGAACTTAGAGGGGAACAAAAAAATGTTTGATTACACATTAAAATCATTGATAGCTTAGTATGCCTTGTAATTCTCCATGCGGTTCTGTTGTAATTCGCACGCCTTTGGTTGAAGGGATGCTTGTGGTGTCAGGTTATTTGACCGTGCCGTGTGCAGGTGCAGTAATTACTTGCAGTACAGGTAACACCGCTACTGCGGATTCGGCTGGGGAGTTTTTGATTCAATTAACAACGCCATTGCTTGCAGGTCAAAATATCACAGCAAGCTACGTTTGTAATAGTCTAACGGTAATTAGTCAAAATGTTGTTGTAGGCGAGTACAGTTCTTTCGGTACAGCCGATGGCGATTGTAAAGGATGTGTGAAAAAAGTCGTAGCTGGTTGTGTCATCACAATTGGGAATGTTGGCAAAACAAGGACAAATCAGGCAGTTACTATAAATTCAGTTGTTTACGCTGTCGATAATGGTGGGGGCGTAGGTGTTGAATATAGTATTGATGGAGGCATGAATTGGTATTCAGGAGTGGGGTTAATTCCAAGCTACCCAATTGATACAGACATTGAATTATGGGTAAGGGACAAGTTTCAAAGAAACAAGTGTATCGCAAAGAAGTGTATCGCTTATTATCTTGAAACGATTAACCCTGTCAATCCGATTAACCCTGTCAATCCGATTAACCCTGTTAATCCTGTTAATCCTGTTAATCCTTATACCCTTAGTAATTTTAAAATTACGAATACAAGTGCCAATAATGGTGGAGTATTTCAATATTACAGCGGAGTGATAAATGGATTTGCTTATGTTTCCCTAAACGGCAGTTCGGTCGGCGATGGCTCAAATGTTTCATCATGTTTATATGGCGATGTTTCGACGGTTAGCCTGTATGCTGGAGTTGGTGTAACTTGGACGGTCGGAGGATGCTAAAGGTAATTGAAAATCAAAAGTTTTTTTCAATTGATGGGTTATTTACTGACTCAGAAATTGATAGAATCCTTTCTGCTCCTTTAGAGTTTTCGAGTGTTGGGACAGTTGTAGATAGCTCAGGGGCAGTAATTGTAGATACACATTATAGGGATTCTGATATTGCGGCAATTTCGAGAGGTTCAGGAATTGATACACTTATTCATCAAAAATTAGAAATCATATCAAAGGGTCTATTTGGAAAATCGACTACGATAAAGCAAATAGCAACAACGATTGATATAATAAAATATAAAAAAGGTCAGAAGTTACGCCCGCATTTTGATTGGTTTGAGGACAATAAAAATGTATCAGGTAATCGAATGTTTACGATTATGATAGGCTTACAAAATGCCTTGCGAGGTGGTCAAACAAAGTTTCCATTGCTAAATAATTTAGAGTTTTCGGCAAAAAAAGGGACTGTTTATGTTTGGAAGAATCTTGTAAATCAAGTTGGAGATAAACAAATGATACATGAAGGGACGGAGGTAATGGACGGCACAAAAATTATTGCAGTACTATTTTTAAACACACAACTTTTATAAAAAAATGTCATATCTAACTAACGTGAGCCGATTCTGTGGCTCAAAGCCTTGTTATTCGTTAACAACGCAAAGAACGGTAAAAAGCAAAGTAAGGGCTACGGCTATTTTGCAAAATATTGCTATTCCAAAAATTGGGGCAACAATTACAGTTCGCAATAGACCAACAGCACCACAAACGGCAATTACCATTGTATTGACAAAGGCTAATTATGCAGATTCACTTGAAAAGTGGGTACGTGAGCAACAGTACAATTGTGTTGCTGGCAATACTGCGGTTGCGTTTTTCCCTTGGAATGAGGTAAAAGGCACACAACCAGAGTGGACTCCAAAAACCGAAGGGTTGGGCGACGAAGAAGAGTTATTTATTGATTATCAATCAATGGCGACTTCTTATACTATCGAAAATGGCATTGACAACCAAGGATTTTTCAATGATATTATGTTGAAAAACCCCCAAATAAGTGTTATTGACTTTTTAGACGGTGGCGTTTATGTTTATCCTTACGGTAGTGGAATTGGTGATTTTGTCAATAGATTGACTAAGGCATCTACTCCGTTGTCGGGGGATGGGAAAGCAAGAACAATGCTTGAGATTTATCACAAAGGAATTGTACCGTCAGAGTTTTATCGTGCGGCTGTTGAAAGCACATTTGAGGGAGCATTGAAAGGGGCTACGTCATTTAGTTTTGCAAATAACTTGTCGTTGCTTACAGACTTGGTAGTTGACGCAAGTTGCACGTCAGGCACTTGTAAGGCTTATACTAAGCCTGTCAATACAGCATTTAACTTTAGCGTTGTGCCTGACCAAAATGTAATTGGGTCGTGTATGTCTTATGCTTTGTATTTATGTGATATAACTGGTACAGCGGCAGCACTTCCTGCGGCAGTTGCGGCTAAAATTACTATTAATCCAAGTACTGGAGTTATCACAAGTACAACTGGCTTAATAGCTGGACTTTACAAGTTCATCGTTTCAGCAAGCAACAACTGTTGCGTGGTTGGCGAGTATTGTTTACAAATAACTGTATAATTGAATGTTAGAGTTTTTGCAACAATTACTTTCAAGCGTTGAAAGTTTTGACAAAGGTTTTTACCACACAAGGGCTTTGGAAGAGAAAGCCCTTGTGGTGGAAACTTTTTCCAAAAAAATGCCTAAATATTTAGACATCCAACGTCCGAAAGCGAGTAAAAAAACCAAAGAGTACCGTAAGCTGTTTTTTGAATCGGTCGGCAATCCGTGTTTGAGTTTTGAAGAACGTTTTAAAAGCACTTACAACGCTATATTTCAATCAGAAGACTTTGAGGTGAAATATGGCGAAGAAGAAACTGATTATACCCTAAGGAAGTACTTAAAGGACGAATATAAATATGGCGATTTTGTCAAAAATTTTCAAGACAGAATTATCAACGACCTTATATTTGAACCAAACGGTGTATATTTTATTTTACCAAACATTACAACTGATAAGGTACTTCCAACACCGACGGTAGAGTTTGAGCCAGCGGAAAATGTGTTGTTTTTCTCACATGAATTTGCATTTATTAGGTCGAGCAAGAAAGTACGATTGAAGGATGATATAGGGTTTGAAAAAACAGGTTCGCAATATTACTTGTTCACGAATTTCCATTATGTAATATTGACTCAAGAGTCGAGAGCTGACATAAATAGCCTTTCAGATTTTGCAATTACTTGCAGAAGTTTGTTGAAAAATGAGAATGGAAAAATTACGGCAATAGTACCTTTTGAACACAATTGCCCGTTTATGCCATGTTTTCAAATTGGCAAAAGCGTTGCACTTCGTGGGTCAGAACGAGGAGAAATAATAAAAGATAGTTTACTCAAACCTGCTATTGTGTTTTTGAGAAAATCACAGTTTCAATGGTTAGATTTTGCCTCAAACTGTGCTTACAACGTGAATGGATTTATGTGGGCAGAATCAAATGCCCAATGTACAGAAAATGGTTGTGAGAAAGGGAAGGTTCGAGTTGGCAATAAGTTATCGAACTGTCCGAGTTGCAATGGTACAGGAAACTCATTAAACATTCAAAGTGGAGATATTGGCGATGTAGTTTTATTCTCTTCGGAGCAAGATGGATTATTAACTGGTGGCGAAAATACCATCAAAAAAACAAGTCCAAGCGATAAATTTGGTTACATAAATGCTAACCCTGAAAGTGCCAAAACTTTTTGGGAGTTTTATCAAGAACAAATGCGACAGGCTTATTTCGCCTGTAACATGGAATCGCTTGGCGATACCAATGCAGGAGATAGTGGAGTGAAGAAGTCCCTTGATAGGGAAGAAATGAATAAGCATACTATTTTTATTTCTGAATTGGTGTGCGATATGCTTCAAAGGCAATTAACGTGTATTGCTTACCAACGTTTATTTGTTGCGTTAAGTGGAAACATTGACGAAATAAAAAAATACATTCCGTTCGTTAGAGTGCCACGGAGTTTCGATTTATACACGAAAACAGAACTTGAAACCTCTATGACTGAAATGTCAAAAGGCGGATTTAGTCCATTGATTTTGACACACACAAGCGAGAAGCTTGTTGAAAAAGAATTTGGCAAAGAATCTATTGAATACAAGCGTGAAAAGTTTATAAATATGCTAAATCCGTTATCGGGAATTAGTGAATTTTCACAGGCAATGGCTTTGGAATTATTGACTACGGAACAAAAAGTTTTGAGTTTTCAATTGTATTCGATTGTGAAAGAATGCGAGAGAGAGGAAGAACTAAAGCAAACGACTTGCGAATTGAAAGACAAAGTAGTGTCATGCAAGCCAACTATAAACGCTTTTTGGCTACTAACCGAAAGCGAACAAATTAACAAAGTAATGAGCAAAGCAAGTGCTATTGCTTCAACTGTACCAAAACTTTTAAACGGTTCGGCTGTGGCTGGGCGAATTACAAATGGCAAAATTAACAATAACAATTGAGCGATTAGCAAAGGCTTTAGGCTTTGAATTAGATGCCGAACAAAAGGCGTTAATCGAAAAAAATGCAAAGGTAGAGATGCCAGATGACCTATTAGCGATTATTGACGTAATCGAAAATACGGCACTCCCAAATTTTAAAACGAATGTCAAGAAATCCACACTTGACGAAGAAGATTCTAACCTTGATTTACTGTCTGACATTCTCGGCAAAGAGCAGGTGGACAAGATAAAACAAGGAAGAGGCAAAGCAAAGTACGAAATGCTGGGCAAAGCTATTACAACGGCAAAACAGGCTCAAATTGATGCAAAGAAAGAGGTAAAAGATGCAAAGCAAGACGGCGACAACGAAGCACTAAGAACTGCACAAAATGCACTTTTAGAAGCGAACACCAAACTTGACAAGCTCGCTGAGTTAGAGTCAGAATTAGGCATTTTAAGGAGCGAAAAACAAGGATATGAAACTAAGCTTAGGCAAAAGGATATGGAAGTGTCTAACACAAAGTTAGGCGTAATTTGGAGCAACAGAGCCGATGTTCAAGACATAACGAAAAAAGATATAGGTTTAGACATTGCTTTGGCAAGGCTAAACAGAAAGGTGGAACAAGAAGGCTTGCTTTTTGATTTGGCAAGTGGCAAGGTTTTGAAAGATGGCAAGTCTGTGGTGAAAGGGGGCAAAGACCTTGACATTGACACTTATTTAACCTCATTTGTGAGCGAAAACAATGACTTGAAAAAAATGGCAGAAACACAGCAGGTTACTGCCAATATACAGGCTCAAACGGCGGTAGATAACAGGACTTTTGAGCAAAAGAACTTATTAAATAAATTTACAAAAAATGAAGATTGATAAAACAAAATATCCAATAAAGGCTTTAGAGTTTGAAAAAATTGACAAACTATTAGTGGCATTGCCAAAAGCAAAGGTAGTTATCGAAACAGAAAGCCACAATTCAATAGCCTCAGACGGTCAAAGCATTATTGAGTCAAGACCAAAAACGAGAAATGTAGTTACCCTTGCGGGGGCGATGGCATATACTTACGATGGAATACCCAAAAGTTCCATATTAGGCATATTCATTGGGGAAGAAAAGGGAGTTATCAAGTTTGAGGACGTAGATAAATTCTTGAAGTCAAAGCAAAAGTAAATTTATCATACACACACAACTTTTATTAAAAATGCAAAGAAATGTAAAATTAACGACCTGCGGAATCCTTGAGGTCGGCATGGCGGAACGCTCAAAGTTTATTGGGTTTGGTGCAGTTCGTGCATCTCGTAGCCCAAGCTCGAATATGTTGGCAAATATCTTAGACCCTGTGGTAGGACCTGGCTTATATTCGCAAGATACGACAGGTAAGCCAACGGTTAAGATTAATGTTATCAAAGACCAAGTAGTAACGCCACAAACGACCTTTGCCTGTACTGTGGGAACAAAGGCAATACCTACGCAAACGTCATTTACGATTGATAAGTACCTCCAAGACGGATTGGCTTATGAAGTAAAGGAGTTTTCGGATTTGTGCGAAAATGCAGAAGCATATTTGGCTGGGCTTAGTTCAAATGTAAGCATCAATGGCGGCACAGAAACGATGGGAGCGTTACGCAAGTTTCGTGCGTTGGGGTCGTTGCAGGACAATATCCAAAGACGTTTAAAGACTGCATTTTTAGCTCCAATGGAGCAGTATGCACTTCAAAAGTTAGTTGCTGGGTACAATCCATTAACGCAACAAATTACTGCGAAGGTAATTAATTTGAAAGATGCGGCAGGTCATTATGTTGAAGACATTTTAACAGAAATGGTTCAGTTGAAACTAACTACTGGGTATGCTGATAATTATATTGCTATTGGCGGCATTAAGTGGGCTACATGGTTTTCGGCAAGTTGTGGGATGCCTAATATCCATTGCTGTTCGGATATTGGAACAAACTTCCAAACTGTTAGAGACTCTATGCCGTTTGAATTTTATTTTTCAAACTACGTAGATGCAATGTATGGCGAAGGAACGTTAATTTTGATTGAAAAAGAATCATTTGCAGGATTGACTTTCGCACAAAATCAGTTTATGCCAAATAGTTTTGCTGAAAATGAATTTGGTTCGTTGAGCGTTCGTTTAGCTGAAAACTGCGAGAACTCATTTATCTTGCCTTTAGAAACGTTTTCAAACAAAAAGGGAATGTGTCCAACTTCGGGCAAACCCCAAATTGAGCTTTACTGGCAACTGACGTATGACTTTTGGACAAAACCGTTTAACTTCTTAGAGGGTGCAACTCCATTGTCAGGTGATACAGGTATTTATCACTATGTTTTAGGGCAGTAATTACTACCTCCACACACAAGGGGGCGGAGGTTAAAATCCGCCCTTTTTTATAAAAAAAACGATGAAAAAAGCATTAATCCTGTTCGTTTTCCTTTTGCCTAATTTGTTGTTCGCTCAAACTACTTATATAGGACAAGTTATTAAAGTTACACCAAATAGTGTAACGGTAACTGTTATAGCACCCAAATTGAGTTTGATAAAAGACCGTTCTTTTTGTTCGGTAAAACTGATTGATAACAAAATCCTTGTTTATGATATTGGTTCTCATTATTGGACTTTGCTCCCCTCTGAATTTCAAGATGGTAGTGGCGTGCCGTATGGCTCAACAGTTTTAACAGCCTTTCAAAACTATAAGTTAGCTGACGAATTGGCACAAAGTGGTGGTGGTGGAGGCAGTTCCTTGCCAGCAGGAGCAAGCACGGCTGTACGTCAAGATACCAGCAATTATTACTTAAAGTCTATCAATTCAAACCTGAGCACGACAACGAAAGTAGGCACGGTAAAGGCTAAATTGGTGAAAGATACTACTGAAGTGGTGAATGGTTCGACTGTGCTTTATTGGTGTGCGTGTAATACTGGATACATTGATGCCGAGATACAATTTAGCGGTGATGTAGCAGTAGCATTATATCCTGGGATGTGTTATTGGGAGTATCAGACTTATGACCAAGCAACAAAAACCATACACGAGCCAGCAAGTGCTACTATTTTCGCATTGAACAATGCACAGGTGAACTTCATAAAAAAATTAAAATGAAACAACTATTTTTTTTACTCGTATTTTGGGCTTTAGGGCTTGATTTATCGGCACAGTTAAGTGTGAATTACTATATAAAAAAGCCTGTTGAAGCGTTATATTTAAAAAACGACACGACTTTACTTGACTTAGGCGATGAAAAAATCTACATTCTGACAAAAGATACTATAACTATTACGTTGCCTGACCCAACAGATACTACCCAAAGTGAAATGAGTTTTACGCTGTTTTGCATTGATAGTATTACGGTTGTTAATTTTAATTATCCTATTTGGTTTGCGTACAAAGGAAGCGACAGGAATACGTTTAGTTTTTCGGCAAGCGTCGTGCAGAGTGGAATGGCGATGTGGTTTTTTGAGCGAAAAAAATATACGTATAAGACAATTCGCAGGATAAACGGCAGGTATGAAGTTGTTTTAGAAGACTTACATTTTGACTAATTTAACAAAAAAAACAATGAAAAAATTATTAATTTTATTATTACTTTCAAGCAAGGCTTTTAGTCAGACTATTGAATCGGTGGGTGTGATACCGTTTCAGTCTATCAATATGACGAGTTTCACAGCAGATATGACTGCTACAAACAAAGTTGTAGTAGTAAATAGCACGGGGCAGTTTGGTGTAAAAAGTGAAGGGATTAATCGTTATTTTTCTATTTCCGCAAACACTACCCTAACAAGTACAGATAGATATGTTTTAATTCCGTTACTAAGCACTTTTACCGTAACCCTTCCATCGGCTGTGGGTAAGACGGGTCAAGTTTATACTATCGCAAATAAAAGTGGTCTTACAAAAACAATAGGCACATACTTAAATTTGTCATCAACTGGTTCATCGACACTAACAACGGGGACGGGTATCGTAGTAATCAGTGACGGTGTAAATTGGCAACAAATGCAGTAGAATGTTTCAGATAAAATCAACAAAAATAGAAAAGACCAAGGTTGTTCGCTTAGAGGGATTTAAGGGTTATACAAAAATCATTGATGAAAAAGGGACTGTAATAATTTCGGGCTATAATATTGGAAAAATTGAATCGGAGTTTCCTAATTTTATTAAGATTAATCGCTCATTACTGACTAAAAGGACAGAGATATTGTCATTTTATGAAAATAAAATTGAAGTAAAAGGGCTTGGAATTGTGGTGATTCCAAGGAGAAAAATAAACACTTTAAAAGAAAAATTAGCATGAAAAAAATATTAATGATATTTGCTTTGCTTTTGCCACTCGTAGGGGTTTCTCAAAAAACAAGCAACAACTATACGTTTCTTTTGAACACTTCTGACATTGAAAAGGTGAGGTCGTGTTTCAAAGGGTACGTGGTAAGTTCAGACTCATTAGAGGAAGTTTATAGCCCTATTTTGAAAGAATTAGCTAATAACTTGAAAAGTGTAAAGGGCAAAAGTGAGGAAAAAGGCAAGTTTGTTTTTAAGGTTACTTTGGATAAAGAAATGGTAGAAGTCCTTTGTAGTAGCTTACAATTTAGCGAACTTGAAAGTATTGAACAAAAAAAGCAAGATATTATTAAAATAAGAGAAAATGCCGATTATGGTTTAAAAATACTTCAAACTATAAAAGACAAAGATAACCTTGATTTTGATGTTCACCCATTGTTGAAGTATTTTGACGTAAAACTTTTACTAAAATGAGATGGAGAGCCGATTTAAACGAAAGCCATAATTTGCCCAACGGTCAAGTCAGAATGTTAGAATTTGCTGAAGGAGAGAACTTGGAGCTTACTTTCGACAATAAAGCCACTTGGATAAAACCTAATTGCGAAAAGGAAGGTGTAAAAGGGTTTGATATAACATTTGACAGAAACGGACGAAAAGGGATTGACTTTGGCATTTTTGAGCGTGGGTATTCTGAATTTCCACACGAAGAAATTGAGCAAGCTATTGAAGAAAGCCCACAGCCTACCGATTGGATGTTAGGACAGCACAAAGGGCAATACGGAACCTCTTACTTTGGATTTATTGATGAAGTTGGCGGAGGTGAATCCTTTTTCGACTTCAAAGGACAAAATGTTTCTTATCCTGATTTTCAAACGACTGAGAAACGTGTAACCGAAGATTTAGTAGTGGTAGGCTTTCCGACACATTCAATCGTGAATTATGCAGGAACTGACTTTGTTTCATCGATTGAATATTGGTTGATTGACGAAGAAGGAAATACTGTAATTCATGTAAAAGACACAAAGGGCGGCTATCATCCTTGTACTTTCGGTGTACCATGTAATGCAAAATTGAGAGGAAATAATCATCCTGATGATAGCAATAGATGGATTAAGCAAGGAAATTACAGACTAAGGGTTAGAAATCTAAGCACCAACCCAAGAGCGATTCAAAGGCTACATTTGATAAGTGTTCGGGATGATATTGTATTCTTAGATGTCAATATTCCACCAAATAGCGAGCCTATTGATTTTGAAGTGCGGTTTGATAGATTAAATGATGAATTTAACAGCTACAAGCTTAATTGCAATTGTTTTACTGAAAAATAGCCAGCTTCCGCCTGTGTTACACTCAAAACCCCTTTCAAGTTTTTAATTGAAAGGGGTTTCTCTTTTGGAGGGATTCCAACTGACGGAAGACGGAAACGACTGCGGGAGCGGCTCGCTACCGCTCACACGCAATCCCTTGCGTTTCGTCCTCCTTTTGGTTGGAAGTGTTTCTACGCAAAAATCTTAGAATAATTATTTACTAAATAGTCAAGTCCTTTTTTGGTAATAACGATTTTCTTTACTTTCAGTTCCTTTTGTCCGTTTACTATCGTTTCAAAGAAAGTACGAGCGTAACCTATTTCTTCTACCTTGCGAGTGCTTGACGTTCCTTTGCTTGAATCTTTGACCGCCCAGCCGATTTGCTTTAACTTTTCAGATAGTTTGTTTCTACCAATATTAATAATATCGGAAACGGTGTCAAGTGTATAAGTAGTTGAATTATCTATTACTCGGTCGAACGCTTCAACTTTGGGTTGCAATTCTAAAATCTTGGTTTCGGCTAAAATTGCACGCTCTTCCGATTCTAAGGCAAGCAACAAAATATCTTTTCTACTTAGCTCTTTTGGTGTCTGTAATTGCTTTTCGCACTCAATGAAGTAATTTCTTATTTCTTCACCTTTGGCTGTTCTTGCCATTTGTGATAAACGCTTTGAAAAATCAATACTTAGTGCGTAATCTTTGGTAATGTTGCCTTGGACATTAATGTCTAACCCCTGCCAATCTTCATTTTCAATAGCAAAATCGTTTTCTAAGATTTTAGATTTCGCCCATCTTGCAAACTTATTACTTTCATAACCTAAGAAAGCATATAATTCTCTTGCTGAAACAACTTTCAATCCTTGATTGTTGGTTGTGATTTGAATTAGTTCTTGCATGGCTTAGTTATCATTTAAAAGATACATAGGTGTATGAGGTGGCAAAAATATTTTTTTCACCTATTTCATCACTAAATTCCTTTTCTATTTTTGTAAGAAAAGAATAATGAGCAAGCTCTGACTTATCTTCTTCACTTTTACGAAAAATATTAATTTGCTCAACCAAGAATCGGGAGCTGTACTTTACCTCTGAATCGAATTTTGCTAATTCCATTTTTGATACAAAAAAAGCAAGGCTTGGCTTTCATCGTTGAAACAGGTGCAAAAAGAACCTCCGATTTAGCCAAGCCTTGCTTGAATGTCTTATTTTTGCTTTTGGCGTTTCAAACCGTATGCAAATATACAAATATATTTTCACTTTCCAACTTAGAAAATTTACTTCACGCCATTATTGCTCATTGATATTTTTCTCACAGGGTTAGAAAATTGAAAGTTCAATAGTTCGCCATTATTCCCTTCAAATTCAAGTCCAAAAGCCTTTGGATTGTCAATCCAGTATTCTTTTGCATAGTTTTTCAAAAATTCAATCGAGTTTTTTATAAATTCTTCGCTGCTGTTTTTGCCAAAATACTCAAAAAACTTTTCATCTAAGCAGGATTTCAAATCTTCAAAAGAATCATCATCAATTCTAACTATTCCTTTTTCGTCATAGTATGTTTTTATGAATTTCATTTTATCCTATTCTGCTTCTTAAATTCCTCAAAAGTGATAGGATTAGCCGAACCTTCCCAAATTCCTTTCGGAAAATAGGCTAATTTCTTGGCATAATGTCCAACAATCCCACCAGCCTTTTGTGGTGAATCTACGTGTGTAATTTGAATATCTCCAATATTTACAACGAACAAGCCCGAATCATCTAATGTTATTTCGATTTTATCAATCATTTCTTAGTAGGCTTTATTCGTATCATTTCACAACCACATTCTTTTTCAACAGCTTGCTTAAATTCCCTATAATTGTGATAAATACTATGCACACGATTTTTGAAGTGCAAAACATTGTAAACCAACCAATAGCCCTGTAATCGTTGAATAGGTCTGGTCATTGTAGCCATTAGGTCAGGCGAAATAAAGCCAAGTGGAAACTCTAACTCGAAAAATTCCTCATTGGCTTGTCGTAATATTGCTTGTCGTTTTAGCCCTGTCATAATCCTTGCTTCATTCTATTAAGCTCAATTATCATATTCGCCTGTTGCACCTGTGTTTTAGCCACATTTACCACTCGGTCGGCAATTTGGCACATGGAGTTTGCTTGCTCAGTTAAGCGTGGATTACCTTTAACTTGAATCATCATTTCCATCAAATTTTCGCTAACTGTTTGCAAATTAACTACTCCTTTTGGCACAACTAACTGCCCTATCATTGCGATTTCTGCCGACATATTCGTTTTAGTTTAATTGTTAAACGCTTTACTTCTAATAATTCTTTGTTTTTCAATAACTCTTTTCGGAGTTCTTTATCTTGCTTACTGCAACGATAAGCCATGTATTTATCTGAAAGTCTATCAATATTTTGATATAATCCTGCATCAATATTTCGTTTATTAATCAACAATATTTGTTCGGGTGTTCGATGCAGATTTAGATACTTTCTTTTTTTGTCAATGTGTTTTTTGGTCCATACTTTGTTTTTAGGAAACTTTTCTTGAAATATTTGAGACAGTTCGGTATCTCCGATAGTTTCAAAGTTTTCTTTCAAAAAAGTAATTTGTTCGTCAGTCCAATAGTCAAGACTGATTCGATAAAGTCCTAATGAATAGGCTTTTAATCTAACTTGGTGCAATGGTATATTTAATTCTTGTGCAATTTGCTTGTTTGTTTTTTGACAAAAATTGTCCAAAATAAATTGCTCAATTGTGGTCATGCAGTTTGTCCAAGTTCTTGCGAATTTACTAAAAAATTCATTTCAACAGATTTTGGCGACAAAAACGAATCAAACTGCCTTTGTAGGTCTGCTAAATCTGCTTTTATGTATTCAATCGCAGCGTTTTTTATTACACCTTTGGGAATTTCTTCCAGTATGATTTCATCGTATCCGCTCTCATCATCACGTTCTTTTTTGAACGCTACATTTTTTACTTTGCAACGCTCAAATAAAAATAGTTGTTGCTTTTTTGCTTCAATTTTTTCTTGAAGTCTGATAGCTTTTTGTAGTTCTAATGTTGTCATATTTGCATAAAAAAAGCCCCAATGGTCGAGATTGGGGCAGGTTTGGTATTTCAACCGAACCAAGGTAAGCGGTTCTCGACCTCTCACTTACTTTGATAATCAAAATTAATCAAAAACAATCAAAATCGAAAGTAAATAATCATTTATTTATGTGATGGTCATGTGATTAAACGCACTTATTACTTGCGACTTCGTGAAAGCGTAGTTAGCAAGGCTCATACCTCCAACGAACGCATTATGTCAAAGTTTGATGTTTCATTTCTTCATTCCAATTCGTTCACCAATTAGCACAATGCTGACGGTTGGAAAAGGGAAAAACTAATCTAATAAGTATTTCCTTAAAAATCCCATTAACTCATTTTTTGTTTTTTCTCCTAAACCTTCAACTTTATTAAATCTTGTTTCTTTATAAAGTTTAACAATTCCAGCCAAATCAGAAATATTTCTTTCTTTCAAAACATTCAAAGTTCTTCCTGAAAAATGCCAATCAATATTGTCATTAAGAATATTGTGCAATAATTGTTCATCAATATCCAATTGTTTGCGTTTTTCTTCAATGTAAGTTTCAATGATTATTTTTGCTTCTAAATACTGTGATTCAGTTATCATATATTTTGGTTTTTAAAGTGTTTATACTCAAATAGTTACTTGCGACATCGAGTATCTGGAACTTTATCAATAGGCAATCCACGTTCTTTGCAAAGTTTTGCAGCAATTGCACCTAACTTTTTAGCACTTGTGTTATCAACATGGACACGCATATAAGAAGCATAACCAACTATTGTAAAATACTCAGGTCTTGTTGATGACAATGCTTTAATTTCGTCAATTTTAGTAAACGTTTCTTCAAATTTAGTATGCGTAAAATCCTCCAAATTTGTTAATCGTTTTTTAGTATCAATCATACTTTGAGCATTTGCAATAATCATCTCCTCAATTGACATCGGTTTCATTTTATTTTGCTTTTCACACTCAATAAAATACTGCCTTGCTTGTTTTCCTTTTTCGGTTCTTTGTAGCATTGCTATTTCTTTCGCAGTATCCAATGTCAAGGCATATTCAGTTTTATAAGTACCTCCAACTCCATTTGAATGATTAATAAATTCCTTAATCGCCTGATAATCAACACTTTCATTAAACCCGTAATCGAACATTCTTTCAATCCATTGAGTGAAATGTTCTTTTATTTCTAAAAACTCATAAAGACTTCTTGCCGATATATCAGTACATTTGCATATTCATTTTTTACTTTACACTAATTTCCTTCAAACCTTATGAACGAACCATTTAATCTAAAAGAAATTTCGCAAGATAGAATTGCTATCTTGGGGAAACTTAAAAATAATGAAGTTGATTTATCAAAACATGAATTGGTAACTAAAAAGAAAGCCGAATATTTAGGTAACGAAGTATTAGGAGATGTTTTTAGAGAAAATATTTCAGCATTTTTAAAGTAATCTTTTAACCAATAATTTCTACTATTTAATGTACGAAAGAACCAAAAGAAAACAGGAATTAACAGAAATAATAAAAGTCTTTAAAAATAAAGTAATTTCAGGCGGTAGAACCTTGCTTCGTAAATGATATATTGACATCAAAACCACAAGCCCCAGCCCAATCCCCAAGCAACGACAAACCTATATTTCGTTTGTCGTTCTCAATGGCGGCTACCACTTGCTGGGTATATCCACCTTTGCCGAGTTTCTCTGCAAGTTCGGCTTGCGTTTGCCCAGATAAATTTCTGAGCAAACGCAGTTCTTTGCCGCTAATCATATAGAATATTCTAATAAATCATCTTCCTTATAAATAACACACTTTTTGCCACTTTTTGTAGCATAAATTGCTGTTGAGAAGCAAAAGTCGCCACCAATCGTTTTGTGGATTGATGTAACCATTTCTCCACCGTCTCGCATACCATCCTCAGACCCAAGCCCCTCAAATCTTGGTCCAGACATAAAATGAGAAGTTGAATGCACTCCCTCTATAAAAATGGTAATTTCGCATAATCTGCGACCATCTATATCTTTCCACATATCATATGGAAGAGAATAGATTTCTCTTTTTACAAAAACGCCAGCTTTTGTACAATTTTCTTCAATTCTTGAAGAAGTTGCTGACAATACTATTTTTTCTATTTGAGATTGAGTAGTCATATTATCCTCTCGAAATACGCCTCGAAGAGTTGGGCGGGATGTAATGAGAACCGTTTCTCATTTGCTTGGAACAAATTTACAACCAATATATTTAACATACAAATTTATATGTATTTATTTTACATATTTATCAAAAGTTCTGTGAATAATGCAACAAATGCAAATAAAATACAAAAATGACAATACATAATACGCAAACATAACTCTTTAATTATCAAAGAGTTATGTTTTTCAATTGCGTCAATCTGCGTGTTAGTGGCAACCGAAAAAACCACTTCGACACTTTGAAAAGTGGGACAGCCAACGACTGCCCCGACTTGACAACGCTACGAAAAAGTAGTTGTATTGAATACTTCTTTGAGTACATCGGCAGGGTAGCACCCGACCTGTCCAAAACGTGGGTCGTGGATTTTGTCAATGTGATAGCCTTTTGTACTGCATATAGTTTTGGCTTTTTTGCCTATTTGAGCCGCTAATGATAAACCGACCCTTGCCCCTTGCAAAATAGCATAACCCATGACTGTAAAATATTCTGGGCGTGTGGTGGTCTTGGCTTCGATTTGCAATATTCGTGCATCTTGTTCAACTTGCTTTGCTCTTATTTGCTCTTGCTCTATGCGAATAGCCTTTGTAACGAGTAGTTGCTGTATCAAAGCATCTTCTATTGAAATCGCTACTGGTACGGTTGCCTTCAATGCCTTTTCACACTCAATAAAATAATTTCGCAACTGTTCGCCTTTTTCTGTTCGTGCCATCATTGAAATACGCTTTGAAAAATCTAAACTTAAAGCGTAATCTTTGGTTTGATTCCCATTGCTCAACATGATGTTGAGCATAGCCCAGTCTTCATTTTCTATTGCAAATTGGTTTTCTTCAATGTTCTTTTTTGACCAACGAGCAAAAACGGCATTATTCATTCCCAAAAATTCATAAAGTTCTCTTGCACTTACGACCCTTTCGCCTTGCGAATTAGTCGCAACTTTAATTAGTTCTTGCATAGCTCTACGTTAGTTTTAGCGGTGAAAGAATGTAGCTGATTGAAAAGGACTTTGTCGGTTTTGTAGAAGAAAAGATAGCCTAAAACTTCTTTGGCATCTAAGCCGACTTCTTCAACGCCTGCGGTGGCGGATTCGAGCATGGAAAATAGCTTTTCGTCAATATCGGCAGGTGTGCCGTTATAACAGAAAAACTCGTTGATTGCCTCTTGCAAGGCGGTTGGGAGGTTCGCATCTTCACTCATGGAAGATAAAGCGATGGTTTGATTTGTTTGCATTACGCTATTGGATTTTAATGCTTGTAAACGACAAAACACGGTGCCGCTCTTTCCGTTATCCAACCCGCATAGGGCAATTGTGTTCAAACAATTACGGTAGTTGCGACACCGTGTTTTACCATCGGTATCATTAAAAACTATAAGGCACAAAAAAACCGCTATGATTTGAGCGGTAGCGACCGCTATGCGAATTGGATACACAAATGTAATAACGTTTTTCATACTTCCAAAAAAAAGATTAAAATATTTGTGCAACCAAAATCGGCAGCCACTAACAGGGTGTTTAAGAAAGACTGGCGGACGTGGTTAATTGAACATTCAAGCATTACTTGACAGTTGGAAGTAAACGAACTTTTGTAATTCTATTTCCAGTCCTTCTTAAACACCTAATCCGTTACCTGCAACCCTAAGAGACAGCCTCTAAGAGTTCAACAGGCTTAAACATTGCGACAGGTTTTGGGATTTCGGTAAACATATCTTTTACAATAACCTTAATTCCTTTTCCCATATCCCCAAACAATCCGTAAACTTTCCAATTACAGACTTCTTTGCCTTTTTTATCAACTGTTTTACCTGAATTGCATTCTTGATAATCGGTTGAAATTCCACCACAGCAAGGGCATTGATATGTTTTACTTGGAAACTTTGCCTTTACATCTTCAATCGTATCAAAAACATACACCTCTGATAAATCGGGGAAGTTTGCATTCTGAAAGTAGTTTGTGTAATTACAATTTCTTGATTTTGCAAATAGCTCCAAAGTTTCAAGGTCTGTTTTGCCCATAATTTTGGCATACTGCGGAACTCTTTCACAAAGAAAGTTTACCTTTTCAATTACTCTTTGTAAACCAGTTTCTCCAGGCCACCCATTGTATATTTCAACAATTATTTTATTCATAATGTCAGACTGCAAAAGGGCAGCAGGTAACACTGTATTGCCAAAAGGCAGGGCTGACGTAAGTTCATCAGCATTTGTAATTCTATTGTTCATTTGTACTTATTTTGAAGTTTTGTAATTCTAATCCCTGCCCTTCGGCAATACTTTTACGTTGGTGGCAAGCGTACTAGGCACTTGCCAGTCAATGCTAATACCTCAAAGACACTTTGTTTTGATTTCGATAATTGTAAATTTCCTCAATCAATAATTTTGTATCTGTTACCGAAACACATGGTTTTAATGATGTTGGATTTAACTTCACCTTTGAAATAAATACCTCAAAATCAAAATTTTCATGTTTGAAAAGTACGACCATTGTTCTTATAAAAATTGTTCGATTGTACCCTTCATAATAATCTTTTAATCTCATCAAATTATTAGCATTGGCAACACTTTTTTCATAATTGGGAATTTTCAATTCGCCCTCTTTAAATAAATTTTTATTATAATCGCCTGCCTTATTTGTTTTAGTTATCAGTTCCTTGCTATTCTGTTGCTTATCAGAACCGTTTGATGTATCATTTAACAAAATATCGCAACCTTGAAACAAAAAACTTGGAAATTGTCTCATAAAATTTCTAAACTTTAAATATTCAGGATATTTTAAATCGCAAAACCCTTGTAAATAATCTTCTGATTTCCAATTTTTCATATTTGTGTTTAGCAACTGAACTTGCTCCAATCCATAGTTTGGGATAGAAATAAAGTTTATTGGCAGGTTTAATTTTTTGGCAGCTTCAAAGCGATGCTGTCCATCAATAATCTCAAACTTATCATTTACTAAAATTGGACTTAGTAAATAAGATTTGGCAAAAGATTCTTGTAAGCGTCTCACATGAAGAGCATTAACATTTCTATTACCGTTCAAACTTTGAAATTTACCATAATCAGTGGTCTGATTGACTTGATTAATTACTTTCATGATATAATTTATTTAGTTGTTTCATTTTAAAATGGGCAGAAACTTCTCCCGTGGACAAAAACGCCAGCCACCAACACTGTATTTATGAAAAAGGGGGCTGACGGAAGTAATTGAACTGTTGTAATTCTATTGAAAATTAGTAAGTTACGGGGGCTGACGTTTTCCAAATTCCCCCTTCTTCATAAATACTTGTACGTTGTACGCCATTTGTGGACACTACCTTTTACCTGCAACTAATTTGTTTAACAGTTCTCTATCTTCTGCTTGTAATTGACCATAAGCATAAGCAGCCATTGATACACCGTTTAATTGGCTTCCAAATTGACTATGCTGCATAAATTGTCCTTCTTCGCCATCTGCGTATTTAATACTGCCTTTTGTAATGACAAGTACATCTGCAATCTTAAATTCTTTTCTTGCTTCTGATACTTTTTCATAAAACTTTTCGAGAGCTTCATTTGCTTTTTCGGGGCTTTCGTGTGGCTCACTCATTTTGTGATAATTTGCGACATCGTTTTTGAATTTCATAATTTTTATTTTTTAATTGTTATTGAATAGATACAAAATGTTCCCAATCTTCTTTTGGTACTTCTGAAATACTTAAAAGTGTAACCGACCTTTGGTTTGGATATTTTGTTTCGGAAACTTCTAAACATTTTCTATAAGTTGGGTAATTACCATCGTCTGTTTTAATATCAAAAGCATTAAATGACATACTATTGTTAAACTCTCTACCTGCTGTACACACGAAGAAAAAACGGCGTACAACATTGGGTTTTGTGCAAGCAATGGCAGAAGTGCTATCAATCGGCATTTGTTCACTATTTGGCTGCGGTTCGGGCAGAAGTTCTTTATTGTTCATTTGTAATAATTTTTATCTTTTGTAACTCTATTTAGCTTTGGTTCGGTCAGACGTATTTCAATTCCATTGCCTGACACAAAGCCTTTTTCGTTAGTGGCAAGCTAAACAAGTTCCTTTGAAACAATAGCAAAGAGATTATCGAGTTGATTTTCCCTTTCGATTATATCTAACTTGGTTTCTTTGTCATGCAATTTCTTATAGGCATTCGGATTGAAGCGATATGCGTATAACATCTTTGAATACATTGACCGCCAAATATCTTGATATGCAATTCCTGTTTTTTCCGAATAGGCTCTTACTATTTGATTAATTTTCAATCTTATGCCAATTTCGGGAACTTCCTCCGTACTCCTTTCAATATGATTCAACTCGGCTAAGGCAAGTTGATTTGTTTGCTCAATTGCCGTTATTCTCAAATCCATGTCATTTTGCTTTTGTTCAATGCTTGCTAACATTTGAACACTTTCTAACAAAATTTCAATTTGCGTTTTGGGTTTCAATTCAACCTTCCCATTTTTTAATAATTCAGTAACTTTTTCATCGCACCATAGTTCGAAATTAACATCTAACCATGTTGCTAATTTCAAAATCAACTTCTCGTGAATCCAAGTTCCTTGTGAAAATTCTGTTGAGTTTCCTTTTCTAACCTCAATTAGTGATGTACTATTTGAGGACTTCACTTTTAATGCCTCAATGTATCGTTTTGTAGATTCTAACTCTAACCATTTTGTGGGTCTTTTTTCAAAGGCTTTACACATGATTGTTGCATTTGCAAAAACTTCTCCATTGATTACCTCAAACTCAATTGGGGTTTCATTGTACTTGAAAATTTCAATATGTTGCATTTTGTTTACAAAAAAAGGCATTGTTCTGTTTTGGACTTCGCAAGGGTGAAAAAATAACCCAATCCTAACAGAACAACGCCTAAATGTCTTATTTTTCTTTTGGCTGCGAAACCATGCACAAATATACAAAGTTATTTGGTATTTCCAAGAACATGGAACAAAAATATAGCCAGCCACCAACATAGTATTTCAGAAAGACGGCAGACAGTTGGTTGGCGTTTCGCAAAGTTCACTCCCTGCCGTCCTTCTTAAATACCTTCGTTGTACGCTACTTAGCGGACAGCTTACTTTCCTTTGAAAGTTTATGAAAAGCCAAATCAATCATTGTGCTTAATGCTTCAACTGTTTTTTTTGACGGCTTTCTACTTCCTTCAAAAGTTACACTTGCGACATTGCCTTCTTTACTTTTCATCCAATACGACTTTTTGTTTTTCATCATTTCTGTTTTTAAACATTGGTAAATTATTATAACATTCATCAGAACAAACGACAGGGTCGATAGGCATTCCCATACATCCACAATCTCTACCACTACAACACATTTTAGGTTCTTCACCTTGAAATTCATTACCGCAGACCATACAAAAGCAGCGTACAACATTGGGTTTTGCGGCATTTGGGCTTGACGTTGTATCAATGGGCATTTGTTCGCTATCAACTTCTGTTTCGGCTTGACGTTCTTTATTGTGCATTTGTAAGTATTTTAATCATTAGTAATTTTATTCAGCAGCAGTTCCAATCGGACGTTTTTCAAATTCCCAAACGACCGCAAAGCCCTGTTCGTTAGTGGCAAGCTAAACAAGTTCGTTCTTGAACAATTTGTGAATATATCCAATTCCTTTTTGCGTTGCGTAGGTAGTTGAAACTAATTTTTTGAAAGCACCATTTTCTACCATAGTTTCAACTACTTTGAAATATCCATTTGAAACGTACTTTTGAGTAGGAGTATTTGATTCTTTTGTCAATATGCCTTTATCTCTTAGTTGCTTCATCATTTCGTTTCTTCCAAAAGGCAATTTAAAAATCTTTGCGGTTTCTTCCATTGAAAACATTCCATTCGTATCGAAACAAACATCCACAAAGTCTGACCTAAATTGTAGTTTCTCGTTCTTTTCTTGCAATAGCAGTCTATTTTCTTCTTCTTCTATCCAAACCTTTGCACGTTGTATTTTGTCCTCAATTTGGTATGATGGAGTTTTTCCTTTAAGTTGTTTTTCACATTCGAGAAAATATTGCCTTGCTTGCTTACCTTTTTCAGAACGTTGGAGCATTGATATTTCTTTTGCTGTGTCAAGCGTGAGAGCGTAGTCTGATTCTGTTGCGAAAGGATTCTTTGGATTATTGGTTAGTCTTTTTTGACTAACCAATAAATAGTCCTTGTTTTCCTCAAATCCATATTCAAACATTCTTTCACACCATTTTGTGAATTGAGTTTTCACTTCTAAAAACTCATACAATTCTCTTGCAGACACTGTGTTACTTTTTTCGGTAGTTGTTACTTTGATTAATTCCATTTTGGTATTACAAAAAAAATACCTTTGTAGGTTTTCATCGCTTCAACAGGGTTGCTTAAAACCCAACGACTAAACCTACAAAGGTAAAATATCTTAAAGCATTTTTGGCGTTGAAACCGTATGCAAATATACAAAGTTATTTCGTATTTCCAAGCACATCTGACAAAAAAGCCAGCCACTAACATTGTATTTCAGAAAGACGGCAGACAGTTGGTTAGCGTACGCCACGTTTGTTCACAGCCGTCCTTCTTAAATACCTTCGTTATCGGCAAGCGTAAGACGACCACTGCAAAGCCATGGCATTTGCAATTCCATCAAACGTTTTTGAACGATGTTTTTTAAATTCTGCTGTATCATATCCGTATTTTTTGCCATCAATTTCAAGCTGTCTAACATTCCATTCACTTTGTTTTATTCCTCTACTATCTACATAGTATTTAACTTCGTCAGCTACATTGTTTGTAGGTTCTAATTTTGGTAAACCTTTTAACCATAAGCAAGTTGATTTTTTTACAGGGTCGCCATATTCAAACGGTTGAATGATTTGTTGGTGTTTAATTGGTAATCCGTATTTTTCAGCTAAATCAGTAAAATGTTCTTTAACATAATTTCCACTTATAATACCTATTGGATTTTCAACTGCAACTAATTTGCAATCAACATCTAAAAATTTCATAAAGAAATCTATTGCTTCACGTTGTCTGCCATCAGCACGTTTTTTCACGAAGTGTCTTGACCCACTTACGGCTAAATGTGTGCAAGGTGGGTGTGCTATTATTATATCCCACTTCAATTTTAATATATCTGTTACATCGTGTTGGATATGCCATTCGGGGTGTCCACCGCTACACGGAATTATATCACACGAAAACGCTTCGTGTCCTAATTTTCTAAATTCTTTTGTTACTGTTTGACTTTCCTCACAAGCAATCAAAACTCGTAAAACGCCAGCCGATAACACGGGTTTGGCAAAATGGCTGTTTAGTTCTTCTATCAACATTCGTTTTTAATTTTAAAGTTTAGTAATTCTATTCAGCATCGGGTTAGTTCAAACATTTTTAGCATTTGTTTAGGCTGACGGAAGTTCCCGAACATTTGACCGTACTGCCCATAACAAAGTGTTAGCTGTTACTTTGGGACACAGGCTGCATATTTAAAACTTCATTCAAGGAATAACACAAAGCCATTGCAGCCTCTCTTGTTAAACCAAAACACGTTTGTTTAAAGCTCCCACGAATACCACAGCCATTAAAGTTTAGTTCCTCTGTTGGCAATACAGCTTGTAATAAGACACAAATTTTGTCTTCTTTTTTAGTTACTGTAATTCGCCTATTGTAAAGCCTTACAACTTGTGCATCTGAGTATTTATTGACTTTGTTTTTCATAATGATTTTAGTGTTTTTAAATCTTTTAAATACCAATCAGTTGCTAATTCATTGCCACCCTACGCAATTGTTTCTTTGCCTCTGAATCGCACCACTCATTGACATAGCTTCTTTTATCATTTATCCCAGTATGTGCTTTGACGTGGCGAAATTCAATTACAGCTTTGTTTTTACTTTCGTGTAAAACTTTGTTATAAGCGTATCGAATGTGCGACCACATTTTCATATTGTTGCCCATATACTTTTTCATATGAACCTTATCGTATTTTAAAAGTGCAATTGCATTTAATGAATCTGTATTTACAATAACTTTTGTAATGCCATTATGAGCTAATAAAACAATTTTTAAAGCATTGATAATACACTTAGCTTCTGCGTCATCAAGGTTGATACACTTACTTTTAAAAACACCGCTTTTGGTAATTTTAAATTCATTAGATACTGCCCAAAATGCGAAAGCCCCATATTTCAATTGACAATGAAAACTTGCATCTGTATTTAATGTTACTAACATAATTGTAATGATGTGCTTTCAACATCAAATAATAATATATTATCCATTTATTATTTCATTTGGCAGTGGGAATAAGACAATCAAGTTGATTGATGGCAAAGATTCTCACTTGTTCAAGAAATTCTTCATATTGTAACGTATTCAGTTCGGTGGTCGAACGCCCGAACTGAACTACTTCACCTGTAATCCTATTGGCTCTTTCATAAGACAGAAACTTCGCCTTTAGAACTTCGTGCATTTCTGAAACAGAAAATCCTGTTGTTTCAGATAGATATTTCAACACAACACCATGGTAATATCTATTTTGAGGATTCTACCGCTTTTTACTGTACTTCTCAATTTTGATTAGCTTAACGCCAGTCAGGATTTTGAGCGTGTCGTAAAAAGATTTCTTACTTTCTATTTTGTCAAAATTTACAATAACATCCATGTTAAAAATCGTTTTTAATATAAACACTTCGAGAAATTACAGGGGGCTCGTGCAGTACAATCTCCCCAGTATCTTCATCAAGTACTGAAACAGTATCTTTAAGCGACTTTAAAAACTTTTCAAGGTCTTTTCTTGCAGCATCTATTTTAAGCCATGGCGTGCTATTTTTGTAAGAAGGTGTTTCTCGCTCGAAAACTTTCATTTTAACACCAAAGCCAAAATCGTTGCCTTTATCAATTTCGGCAATGGCACTTTCTTTGATTCTTTCTTTTGTTTGAGCAATCAAATATTCTAATTTAGACAAAAACGCCCACGATTTTTCAGCTGCACCCGAAAGAATTATTTCTTCCGCTTGTTTTGTTGAAAGTTGTTCAATTTCAACTTTTGAGTATTCCGCAATCGGAGAACTACTTTCATATGTCAGTAATGTATTCATTGAGATAAGCCCCTGCATTACACAGGGGTTGTTTATAATTATGTTAATGATTCATTGATTAACTTATCTTCTTTCTCCTTAGTGATTCGATATTTTTTCTTAATATCTAAAATCGTAAATTCTCCCTTCAAAGCGGATACGCATTTTGTCCATTCAATAGTTCCTTCATTCAAATATGGCAAAGGATTTGTTTGTGTTGTTGTTGCAAGTGGTGCAATTGGTGATTTTGTTACCCTATCAGCATTGTCAATATCGTCTTCATCAGTTGCTATATGAAAGAATTTCAATAAAAAATATCTCTCAGCATAAGTCAATGCTGAACCTAAACCTTTTTCCCAATCGTTTTGACCGTTTGCCCCAAAAAGATTTTCGTCTTTTTCTCCTGTTTCGCAGTCAATCCAAGTAAAACGCATCATTACTTTTGAAAGAATTTCCGATTTTTGACCGCTTTTTGTGGCATAATCTTGTCGTTGATTCTCGATAGATAAAATTTCTTGTTTCAAAATCAAGCCTAAGCTATTCATTAAAGGCTTGACTTCTCCTAAAACCTTATCTCCTGTTACGTATTTATATCCGTTAGGGTTATACTGGGTTTTCGTGTCTTTGTCCTTCCCAAGACCGTTTATCTTTTGCTGAATTTCAAGCAATTTTTGATAAATATTTTTCTTTTCCATAGTTGTATAGGTTAAAACGGAAAATCCGAGTTCTCTCCTTCTACTGGTGGAGCTGAATAAATTGTTTCAGACGTTTGTTCTTGTGTCGGCTGTGCATTATCACCCACCGATTGAACACGCCACGCTGTCAAGTTTGTAAACCATCGACCGTTGAACTCTTTACTTTCAACGTTAAATTTTACTTCAACAACTTGACCCTCTGAGTTGTACTTGATAAAATTGTCTATCTTATCATTTGTTACTTGAAAAGCTACTAATTTTGGGTATTTGCCATCTGTTATGATAACAAACTCAACCTTTTGAAACTTTTCAGAAACTACTTGAACATCTCCGATGCTCTTTATAGTGCCTTTAATCACTAATTCTGACATAATTGTACGATTTTAAATACTGCAAAATTGCATTGCTCACGGAGGGGAATCGAACCCCTAAAAACCGTTCCGTGAAATCAAATTCATTGTTAGTCGCCTTTTGTTGTCAAAATTGTTACCGCAATAACGAGTAACAACAAAGCGAATGGAACACTCAACATTATGCTAATAAATGGCAAGTGTTCTTGCTGCTGCAAGGCTCGCAAGAACATGATTGACAAAAACAGGAGCGTTCCCCCTCCTAATATCTTTGGCAACATTAGGTCGCCAAAGTAATTCCATAAAGAATTTATGCCCTTAGTAAGGGCTTTTTGTATGTCGTTTTTTGTCAAAACGACATAAACATAAACGTAACTTTTTTTCATCTTGATAATTGTTTAAAAGTGATGCCTTTTTCGTCCCAAAAGGCTTTTTTTAACTCTACCTTGTCAAGCCTTACTAGTTGCTTGGTAGGTTTTATTGAATCGTACACAATAAACTCAATGTGAGGCTCTTGTGTGCGTATTTCGCTTTGTACACGTGATTGAACTGATTGTATTTTAGTTCGGATATTGCTGTTTTCCGAACCTTGCCTAAGTCTCGTTCTCTCATTTGTAAATGATTGCGATTAGCGTGCATTGTTTTACAATGCAAAAATACTGTGATGAAGCTAATACTTCATCGAATTTATCAAATACAGATTCTATCTCGATTATAGATGAATCTGTATTGCTTTTTAATTTTAAATAGAACTTCATGAGGTTTTTATTTTAAAGTGAGAAATATCGTTTAAGTGGTTAGAAAAATAGTCCCCTCACAATCGAAGGGGACATTTTGTAATCCCTAACTCACTTTTAATTTTTTATGAAAATTTAGTCCAACCTGACAAGTCGGCAGACTTATTATTATCACTCATCATTTTTGAGTGATTAAATGAGAACATGGCATCTTGTGCCATTTTCCATACTTTTTTTAAAGCAGCGGAAAAGCTTCTAAACCCTTCCTTGAATTTATGTGCCATTACCATAATAGCACTCAAATTGTATTTTCCTTCAATTATGAATATCATTTTACTTTAGGCTGTTTTAATGTATGTCAAAGGTATAACATTTATTTGTAATTACAAATAAATTCGTAATAAATTTATAGAAAAATATTAATTTATTATAAAATTAAATTGGTAAAAACCCCTACCCACGATGGTGGAAGTATTGACTTACAAAGCCACGATGCCTTTAGGCTCGTGGTAGTTCACCACAACACCAAAATAATACTTATTCCAGTCGATGCTACGTTTTTGAATCTTTTCAGTTTTGACCAAAAACGGCTTATTGAAACTTTTCAAATGTTCGTAAAGTATTTGTTTACTTTCTTGGTTTTTCGGGTCGATGATAAAATCAGCCATGCACCATTAAATTAAAGGATTTCATCAAGTTCTCATATCGTGCTTGAAACTTTAATTTATCCTCGTTAGATAATCTGTCAAACTTTAACGCCACTCTAAAACCTTGTTCAGCTAAATATGAGCCTGTTACGTGTTGCTCTACCATTTCGGGCGTGGCTTTCGTTGAGCATTCAATAAAAGGGATTGATGTAACCTTTTGGAGTTTTGCCATTGTTGTTTTTAAACTATTTTTCAAGTCTCCGCCAGCCCAACGATTATCAATGAAATTTTCCTCTGTGAAATCAAGTAAAAACTGTGCGGTAGTTAAGAAAATATAAATATCATCTATCTTTTTGTCGGGTATCTCGTTTTTCATTCTGTCATTTTTCCGTTAAAAGGTTGGTTGTTTTGTTCGAGTAGTAGTATCTCATCAGGACACATTTGAAATTGCGATTTCATAGGTCTTTGATTAAATTAAAAGCTGGTTCACAGTGGAGAAGTACAGAATCAATACCACCATCACGGTTTTTTTGAATAATATACTCTATCGTGTTTTCAGCTTCATAGAACGCATTTGTTTTTTTAGCTTCTTCAAAGCCATAAAAATCTGAACGATGAAGCATAATAATTACACTTGCATCTTGTTCTAATTGACCCGAACCACGAAGGTTTTTTGTTGATGGTCTTTTGCTCGTTGTTCCTTCAACTTCACGGTTTAACTGGGCAAGTTCAATAATTGGAACAGCCAATTCCATTTGAATTTGTTTGACTTTTTTTGAAACTGCTGTAATTTGTGAATATTCGTCTGTGCTTACAGTTGAATCAGTAATTAGCTGTATGTAGTCAATGACAAACATTTTTACGCCTTTTTCCTTTGCCATTATTCGCATCCATCGAGTTATGTCTTTAATGTCTCTTTGGAAGCTATCATAAAAGAAAATCGGCAAAGCCTTAACTGATTCGACTGATTGATTAAACCTTTCTTTTTCGTGTTCGTGTATAATTCCCTCTTTGATTCGTTTGTAAGGAATAAATGAATAGGTGCTTATCATTCGCATAATCAACGAAGTTGCTGGCATTTCTAAGCTAATATACCCAACTGCAAAACCTTGTACTGCTGCTTCAATTGAATGTTTTAGTCCGCAAATGGTCTTACCGCTTCCTGGGCGACCGCCTATTAAAATAATATCTGAATCATACCAATATGGAATTAAGCCATTCAATGAATTAAGACCAGACTTAGGGAATAATCCAATAGGATTTTCAGTCATTATATTGATTCGCTCTATTGCCTTATTCATGTGGTTAGCAATGCCATAATCAATAATATCAAGGTTATTATTTTTAAGTGCTTCAACTACATTCTCAGCACGTTCAACAACACCTTCAACATTTCCATTGTCCAAATCATCTATTGAGCCTAAAATTGCATTTAATGCTAAACGTTGATTAGTAAGGTCTGACAATGCTCGAAATGTCTCTTTTAATACTTCAAGGTTTATAAATTTTCGGTCTAACAATAATTCTGGGTACAACTCCATTACTTTTTTTCTTAGCCCAATTTTTTGAAGTTCAATTATTAAAACATTTATTGTTAAAGCCCCTCTATCATAAAGCGACACTATTAAATCATAAACCTTAGAACCTGTTTCCGTGTAAAATATATCACGAACATTATTTGATAGCTTCAATGATTCAATAATATCTTTATGCTCAATAAGACCTTTTAAAAAATCAGATTCTGATTCAACGTTGTTTGGTGGCTCTATTGAGTATTTAGCAAGTAGTCTATCTGAAATGCTGCGGCTTCGAGTAATATCAGTTTTCGTATGAGTTTGCATAGTTTCTGTAATTCGGGTATTTCTGAAAATAATTCATTAGACGGCATCAATACTATTTTCTTTTCAATCAATCCATCAAGGTAACATTCGATAATTTCTTGACTATATTTTGAAAATAAATCATAGTAAATCAAATAGCTTGCGTAAAACTTTTGAACACTTATTTCTTCTTTGTTTAGGTAAGTAAACCCTGTTGATTTTAATTTACTCCCTTCCCAAAGTGGCTGCCCTGCTGGAATGTCTTTATTCAATGTGATACCTGCCATAATTTATTGTCGGTCTATTTGAAGGTTGTACTATCATCATCTTATGTTCGTCTTTAAACCAAACGGCGTGCATTTTCTGTTTCCAGTTTTTTACGCCATTTCCTTTACTATCTTTCCAATTAGCAATAGCATAATAATTATAAGCCTTACTTCCTGCTTCACGTTTATATCCATTCTCGAAAAAATAGTTTTCAACTTCTAAAATGGTGGGGGGGGTGAAAACATTTTTTGTTTTCTCTTTTTTGTTTATTTGTTTATTTGTATCTTGTTTATTGTCTTCTTTTATAATGGGTACGTCAGAGGGTACAGTAGTGGTACTATTGAGGTACATCAGAGGTACGTCAGAGGGTACAGTAGCGGTGCAATTTTGTACCCTGTACTTTGCAGGGGAATAGTTATTTTTACCCGATGTAAATTCAATAAATCCATTTGTACTTAACCACTCACGTGCTTCTAAATACATTCGTTTATCCATGCCTGTTTTTGAAATAATTCTATCATACTCAATAGATGTTTCTTTCCAAAAGTTTCTATTAATAGAATCAATTATCCCAAAGTACAAGCAGCTATATTGAGGCTTATACCCTTTTATATTAGGAGCTTCGTCCCAAAAATTATTTATTAAATCAATATAATTCATTTCTAAACAATGTTTAAATAAAAAAATATTTTCACTATTTCACAATTAGTAAATATCAATACGTATTTCTACGCTAATTTACTTTCAAGGTCTTTGATTTTTTGAATAACGTTTTCGTCCTTACTTCTGCCATTTAGCACAGAATATACTATATTTCGGGTATAAGAACGTGCCGTTTTAGGCAATTTTCCCTCTGAATTTAATTTTTCTGCAATGTATTCCGCTGGAAATTTCATAGTAATTGTTTTTTTGTTAATTATATATTATGCAAAATTATGAATATATTTGCAAAAACAAACTATTTTAAATAATTTACTAAGGACATGGAAAAAGACAATTGGGGGTCTATCTCTAATTTAGAGAAAAATTGTAAAAAGTAAATATTTTTCATTAGTTGTTTTGAAGTTTCGCAATTTTGTTGTAAGTTTGTCTTACAATTAATGCAGAACGTTTGCCGACGGGTAGCATAGAAAGAAATTGAACTCAAAAAAAGTAAACCATATCTCCGTATTCTCGTCGGCAAAACAAATCGTTCTACGGAGAACTATTACAAAACTCCAAGCATTAATTTGTTTGGGGTTTTTTATTGCCCTGTTATCTCAAAAGTGTTCCTATTTTGTAAAATAGCTTTGAAATAGTGAAAATAGAATAGTTTCGTATCTTGCCTATGCGTGCCGTATGAAATGAAAATAGCAACTGGCATACAGCGACAGGGGTTGCACGGTACTGTAATGGCGAAGCCGATGTTTAGGGGGTCTAATAAGCCTTAAAGAAAGCCAATTTTCACTTTAATTATTAGTAGGTGAAACACGTGAAACGAAAGGGCGAAAGTTATACAACTTTGTTTTTATCGTCAGCGACACACTAAATTGGAAAACTCAATATTTTCCTTTAGGATTTTCTGTGTCGCTAACTCTGAGTTAAGTTGCCAACATTGTATAACTACTAACATGAAAGAGAGTTTAGAAAAACAGTTACAAGAACTTTCACACAAAAAAAATAAAACTAAATTAGATTTTCTTTTGATAAAAAACTGTGAAAGAACTTTAAAAATTCTTGATAATGATAAGATATTTAAAAAATAACCCCTTGTTTGTGATACTAACTGTTCTACTTGTGTCTAAGTTTACATATTTAGCTTTATCGGGCGAAACCCGAAAAGCGGTAATCGTGTTTTTAGTCGCAATAGTTTACATTTTTTGTCGCAAACCAATAAATTTTGAATAGTATGGAAATAGAGAAAATGACAGGGAAAATAAAGGCTGAATACATAGAACAGCTTGCCGACAGGTTCAACGCAGCAATCAATCGTCAATTAACCAATTTGAAAGAATCAAGCCGCCCACAGAATGAGATATTACTTCGTGAAATGATAGGAAACACTCCTATCAACGCTAACAAAGTAGTGAAAATAATCTATCCGAGAAATTGAAAAAATATTTTCAATAGTTGTCGCTTTCACGACTATTACTCGACACAATGTCGAGTAATCAAACCTAACAAAAATATGAATGAAATATTAGAAGCCGAAAACGAAGCCTTTACAAAGAATTTGGCAACAAAAGAAGGAATGAAGCAAGCCTTTGAAATGCTATTTTTTGAGAAATTTGTTAATTATGATGAAATCAAATTTTCGGCACAAGATATGTTTGATTTTGCCGACTGGTATTGCAACAGTCTTTCAAATGCAGAAAGAAAAACACCGAAAGAAATGTTTTCAGAATACGTGAAAATTAGGCAAGAAATTGGATAATGTCGCCGAGTAAATTTGAGAACTGCAAACTAAGAAAAACTATGAGCCAAGTCGCTAATGAATTGTCGAAAGACACTTTGAATATAGAAGTAGGAAATATTTATTGGACACCGAGTATTATTTATTTCCCTATTCAAGTAAAAGTATTAGAAAATGATGAAGTGAATAAGAAAGCAAAAATAGAACAAGGATGGATTAATTTTGATAGACTTTATAAAAGTAAAGAAGAATGTCCGCAGCGATAACTGAATAATGGGCGATGGTGAGGTCTTTTCGGCAATCTTTTCCGCTCTTGCTTTCGTTGGAGACAAGGGTTTAAAAACTTTCGCTGATAAGATGTCGCCGAGTAAATTTGTTTATCTTGCAACCGTTTTTAAAAAGCAAGGTGATTTTGAATTTCCGACGGAATATTCTGAAAATGCGATACTTTGCGAGCCTTCAACATTGAAAGTATTTGGATATTTAGACTAATGACACGATACGAAGCAAAACAAGAATTAAATAAAGGTGGGAAAGTTAGGCATATTTTTTTTACACCTTATGAATACTTACATAGAAGCAAAGAAAATGGGCAACTTTTAGACGAAAATAACATAGCTCTTAATGAAACTATGTATTGGGATTCGAGAGAAAGTAAAGGTTTTGACCACAACTGGTCTATCATAGAATAAGCCACTTCCAACAGCCCACAAAGACAAAGGTGAGGTCTTTTTGGTGAACTTTACGCAATTGTTGAGTTGGAGTTACAAGCCTTAACAGCTTCGCTAATTAATTGTCGCCAATTGCTTGCTAATAACGAATTGTTTTGTATATTTGTAGTACGGACTGAAACCGAAAAGATTTTAAGATATTGAGGAGTTTGTTTTTTGTAGTTGGGTTTCAAATCTACCCTTTCAGAGCTACATAAAACACTCCTCTTTTTTGTTTTAAGAAATGCAAGAAATTGTAAAAAGTACAACTCAAAAGATGTCGAGTAAGCAAATTGCCGAGAAGACAGGAAAAGAGCATTCAAACGTTCTTAGAGATATTAGAAATATGCTTTTTGAATTAGAAAAAGATGATTCAACTCTGAACCATGATTCTTTTCAAGTAATTAAAGACAATCGTGGCTATGATTCCGAAATTCTTCTCACCGAAAGGTTATCATTATGCCTTGCAAGTGGCTATTCGATTTCACTAAGAATGAAAATAATTGACGACTGGTCAGAAATGAAAAAAGCACAACAAAATGTTTTAGTTTTGCCACATGATTTTGTTTCAGCACTCAAAGCGTTAGTAGTTTCAGAAGAAGCCAAACAACTTGCCGAAGCAAAAGTTCTTGAACAAACCCCGAAAGTAGAAGCGTTTGACCGAGTTATTGACAATTCAACAGTTTACACCTTGGACACGGTTTCCGACATCATCAACGTAGGTAGAAATAATCTTAGTTCAAAACTCAAAGAAATTGGTTGGGCTATGAAAGATTCGAGCAAAGGCACATCATCAACTCGAAATGTAGAAGAGCAAGGATTTGCCAGAACTTTCTTTGAAACTATAACACGAGGTCAAAAAGAGATGAAAGTCAAGAAAATCGTAATCACTAAGAAAGGTCTTGATTATATCGTCAATAACTATTCGAGGATATTCTCTTAGCTTGCCACTAACAAATCTCATTCATGAAGCAGGGAACGGTTGAGGACTTATTTGATGGAGAATTTAATTAAATAATTATGACAGAAAAAATCAAAAAAGCAATAATTGGGTTTTCAATCCCTTTTGTTTCTATCTTTCTGGTGAAGATAGTAGAATTACTAATTATTTTCCTTTTCGGAAAAGAGTGGGAGTTTAACGGATTTGTAGCTTTACTTATGGCCGCAGTTCTTGCTACAATATTGGAATTAATTTATTTCGACAATGTCGAAAAATAAATTTTCTAAGTTGGAAAGTGAAAATATATTTGTATATTTGTACTACGGTTTGAACGCCGAAACGCTTTTAAGATATTTTGCCTTTGTAGGTTTAGTGTTGGGTTTTAAAGCACCCTGTTCAAGCACAAAAACCTACAAGGGTATTTTTTTTTGTAAACAAAATGCAAGAATTAATCAAAGTAACAGCAAATGAGCAAGGCTCGCAAGTAGTAAGTGCAAGAGAGTTGCATAAGTTCTTAGAAGTGAAAACTGAATTTGCCAAATGGTGCAAAAGAATGTTTGAATATGGTTTTGAAGAAAATAAAGACTATATCTTGGTCGTCAAAAATGACGAGCGAGTTTGGGGCGGTAATAATAAAACCGACTTTGCTTTAACACTGGATACTGCCAAAGAAATTTCAATGGTACAGCGTACTGACAAAGGCAAACAAGCACGGTTGTATTTTATTGAGTGTGAGAAAGTTTTAAAAAAGCCACTTTCACCAGCCGAACAACTTTTAGCAAATGCTCAACTCTTAGTTGATATTGAAAAGAAGCAATTAGAGTTTGATAGTAGATTGACAGCTATTGAAGAAAGCCGAAATGTAGCTACTCAAGAGTTGCTACTGGCAGAACGTTCAACGGAAAAGATACCTGAAGAAACTACAAGGGCAAAGATAAGGAAATTGATAAATCAATATTGCAACGCTAAAAATGCCGACCAAAGAAGTGTTTGGCACGTAGTCTATGATAGGCTATACTATCGCTACGGTGTTTCGCTTCGTGCCGTTCTCAAAGCAAAAAACGAATCTATGCTTGACGTAGCAGAAAGGTTAGGACATCTTGAAAAGATTTTCGCCATTTGTTCAAACGAATTGGAACAATAAAACAAAATAATGTTTTGTAATTTCGCAACTTTATTATAACTTTGAATATTCACAGCAAATAAATGCCTAATGGTTGCTCATTAGCCGTGAGGCTACAATAGCAATTACCTCAATCGTTCAGAAAGTTAGGTATTTTACAATCGAATTTTTTTTTCATAGTTTAATAGGTTAGGGTTGATTGACAAATAAGGACGAAAAAGTAAGTTTCTCGTCCTTATTTTTAAAATTATGGAAGATAATATTGTATTTGTGTATTTCCGAAACAATGAAATAAAAGCTTTTGGGCTTGCAGATTCAAGAGTAAATCACGATGATTTGATAACTGCTGGATGGAAACACACAGCAACTTTAAATCCTTGTGCGTGGATTGAACATTTACTAAATCACTCAAAAAATATTAAAAAGTCAGTTGAACAATTAAGAAAAGTATAATGACAGACATATCAGCGTGCGGAGCAATAACAACGGATAAAGTAAAATGCAAATTACGTTATGAGTGCAAACGCCATACCGTGCATCTTGCATCTGTTTCAAAGATGCAATCGTACATTCAAGCACAGTATCAAGCAGATGGAACGTGCGATATGATGAAAGCAATATGATTATAGGTATAGACCCAAGCGTTAATAAGTCAGGCGTAGCGGTTATCGAAAATAACGTCTTAACGCTATGCGAAGCAATGCACCTTTGGGATTTATTCGATTTTATAAAAGAACACGCCACGGCAACGTTTTACGTTGAAAACAGTAACCTTGACAAAGCTAATTGGCACGGAGCAACAGGTAGAGGGAACGTAGGAAAAAATAAAGGTATCAGTCAAAATATTGTAAACTTCATCAAAGAAAATGGTTATAAATTGACGGAATTAAAGCCTAACGGTTACTCAATAAGGTTTTACGACAAAGAACTTTTTAGAAAGGTTACAGGGTTTGACAAAGCGACAAACAAAGATGCAAGGGCAGCCGCTTGCATGATTTGGGGAAGAAAATAGAGTAACAGAACTTACTTTGCAAGCCACTTGTCGGGGTGGAAAGTTGAAAAGACGATAATGTAAATACTTCCGATAAAGTATGAAATCCGTTTTTTTGTAAATGGTTCGCAAGGACGCTCTTTTCAGTAAAGTAAGTTCTATTACAGTCTTGGTTCTGTTTAAATCAAGCGTGAGAATCATGTCAGAGTTCGGCAAAGTGTAAATCGTTACTTCATGTACGTAGGTCGTTTTGGGTTCGAGTCCATATTTGCAACTAATAGTTTTACAAAGGTTTTCGCTACACCCGAAAGTAGCGAGGTTTTCAGTATATGATTTTAACAAAGCAGAAAATAATAGATGAAATAATAATTGAGATTGAAAGCGGAAAAGGTTTCACGGAATGCGTGGCGGTAAATGTCGGTAAATGGCGGTTAGCACAAAGAACGTTTGAAAGAAGATGGAGCGAAGCAAATGAGCAGTATAAAGTCATTCAAGACAAGCGTAGAGCAATAACAGAAAGTAAGACTACACAGGCACATATTGAATTGGTAGAATCTTCTTTAATGAGCCGAAACGAAAAGTTAAAAGTTTTAGAAGATATTTTAAATGGCACTTCTTCTTTTGAAAAAATAGTCGTTATTCAGGGCGTAGTGGAACGTGTACTTGTAACCCCTGATGCAAGCGACCGCATGAAAGCGATTGAAATTCACAATAAAATGCAGGGCGATAACGCAGTAGTTCAAACAGACATTACAACGAACGGAAAGGGTATAAAGATAGGTATAGATGCAGAAAGTAAAGAATCCTACATTTAGAAAAGAATGGTTTAATCCTTTGTATTTTATCATCGACGAGCTTTTAAAAAGTGGAGTATCAGAGTTTTATATTTATGGTGGGAAGTCAAGTGCAAAGAGTTATACGGTTTGCCAAATAATGGCGATTAAAAACTATGTTGATTCTTGCAACTCTTTGATTTATAGAAAGCAGTCAAACATTATAAAAACAACTATTCGTAGGACTTTTTTATCAGCCGTTGAGAGTGTTAAAATGGGAGCAGCGTGGAATCCGATGGAGTTTGAGTTTAGGACTTTAAATAATGACAGCGTAATATTTAAAGGTCTTGATAAAGAAGTAAAGGCAAAAGGTGTAGAGGGTTATTCGTATATCCTTTGGGACGAATTAGACCATTTTACGCATGATGAATATTCTCAAATGTTATTGTCTTTTCGTGGCAAAGTTGCAAAGGCTTTTTTTGGAACATGGAATCCAATTTCAATAACAAGCTGGGTCAAGACTAAGATTGTCGATACAGAAGAGTGGACAGATAGCGGTTTGAGGTTGCCTGATAGTAATTCATTTGTTAAGCTAAACGAGGACAAAAGTAAGGCGTTAATCAAAACAACTTATAAAGACAACTATTGGAGTGCAGGGAGTCCTTGCGGAACTTACGGCTTTTTTGATGATAAATTAATAAAGAAGTACGACAATATAAGGCGTACAGACCTATATAGGTACAATGTAGAAGTGTTGGGAGAATGGGGTGTAATAAAGCCTGACGACCCGTTTTTTAAGATAAACGATTATAATCTTGGTAGAACTATTTATAATCCTAACAAGCCTGTATGGACAATTTGGGACTTTAATAAAAGCTCAACTTGTCTCGTTGCTCAAATATATGACGAATACGAAGACGTAGGCGAGTGGGGATTTAAGAACAAAGCAGGTGGAGGGGTGTATGTTGTCGAAGAGTACCAAGAGAATAGCGTTGGCGACAGGGCTTTTACCGAAATGGCTAAAGTTATTTTTTCAAAGTATTCGCACAATAAAATATTCGTTACTGGCGACAGGAGCGGAAAACAAACAGGGTCGGGTCGGCTTAGTGCTTACGTAACACTTCAAAATGCGTTGATTGAATTGGGATTGCCTAATAATTCAGCATTTTTTGAGTTTGTTGGCATACAGGGGAGCAATCCCAACCATGATGTAAGCCGTATTCACTCTAATAGGATTCTTGATTTGTATCAAGAAAACTTTGTGATAGACGAAAAATGTAAAAATCTTTGGTCCGATATAAACAGAATGGAAACAGACGGTAGTGGAGGACTAAATAAAAAACAAATGGAAACAAGCACGCCACGATTTGGAGACTTTGGCGACTGTTTAAGGTACTTCTTTTCTTATGCCTTGGCTAAAAAATTTTATAAACAATGACGAATTGCCCTTGTATCTGCCCTGAACCGAGTAAAGGAAAGGTTTGTGAATATGTACCCAAATGTACCGATAAGATAAAGGTAAACGTAGGTATCGACAAAGTCGGTAGCACGGTTACTGTTTTCCTAAGTAAAGAGCCATTGAAAAAAGGTTCTTGCATTAGCGAAAATGTCATAGTAGATATTGATGGATACGCAGCTATTACGCCGCCGCTTGGATATTTAATGAAAGGGTGGTTTACAACCTATAAATATTCGATTTGGGTAAAAGAAGCCGACACGCAAATAGAACTAACTTATAAAGGGAACAGGTATTGTAGTCTATACTTTTTTCTTTCGGCTTGTACTGGCGTTTTAGATAACTTTTTATTGAATCCATGAAAATAGCGGTTATAAATACAACACAACGAAAGGGTAGTTATTCTTTGAGCGTTAGTAATAGCATTGTAGATGTCTTATTAAAAGATGGCATTGATGCTAACTTTAATCAGATTGAAGTCGAAGGGTTTTCTAAGCAGTATTTAACAGGTAGGTTTGATGACACGTACAACTTAGTGGCTCAATGCAGTAAGATAATTTTCGTAGTGCCGTCTTATTATAAAAACCTCCCTCCTATGTTTATGGAATGGCTTTGTCAATTATCAAAACCTCAGTTTGAGGTACTCGACATGAAGCCGATTCTAATAGTTTCAACACAGGCAGGATTTAGCATTGATAGCTTACCCGAAACGACAGCCCGAAATACCATTTGTCAAGCAATTAGGTTTTCGGGAAGTTTGGCAGACTTCTATTCTGACTGGATAGGTGTTACAAAAGAAAAGGAAGATATTGAGAGTCTATCAAAGTTAAAAGACAGAGTAATTGAATTTTCAAGAAATTACAAAAAATGAAAGTACACGATATTTGCGATAACTGTCTAACAGACCTCATAGGAATAACAGGGTGCGAAACTCCTACGCCCTGTAAATTACGCATAGATTCAATTGGAGGAATAAGTGCGGACTTTTTGGAAGCCATAGCTGACCCAAACAAACACGCTTCTTATTACGAGGTGTTAGAAAATGCAAAGGCAAATGCCTTGGGTGTTTTTAAAAGCAATATTATCGACTCCTTCGGCAGGTATGCAAGTTTTCAGAAAGAAGTATTAAAGATGGACTTTGTAGATACATTTAGACCACTTACTGCATTTTCATCTACTAAGCAAAACTACGGATTAGTCATTAATTTAGAGAAAGCACAGCACCAAGTTTTAGAAATAAAAAGGGTTTCTTTTTATCCTAAAAATGCTGGAACGGTTACTTTATCTATTATTGACCTACTGACAAAGAATGTTCTTTATACTGTTGACATAGCAGTAGTAGAAAAATACTATTCTTATGAGTTAAAAAAAACATTCATTGCCGAGTTGCAAACAGAAAGTGTAATTGTAACAATTTCGAGTGCTGACGTTGCATTTAATCTAATGAATTGTAATGACAACAGTTTTGATAGTTGTAGTTGCTTATGCTCAAAGTATTCAGAAAGCACTACTACACAAGCGGTGGAATTTGATAATGTAATTGAACTTGATAGCGAAATGGTGCTGGCAAACGGCAGTCCGTTGTGTGTAATTGCGAATGTTGATTGCGATATAATGCAAATAATATGCGACTATAAAGATAGTTTGGCTGATGCTTATATGTTACAGGTTTATATGCAAATAGTACAGTTGCAAATCGACAGCCCTCAAATTAATTATCTAAAAGAGCGTAATTTAGAAGCAATAATTAAAGATATTTTACCCGAAAAAAGAAAACAATATTATTCTTATTTGAATAGAGAGGTGAAAAACATTAGTAAGAACTTAGTTGGCAATAGTATTTGCTTTTCATGTATGCCCGAAAGCGGCGGTGGTTTTATTATAGCATCACGTAGTTAAAATGAAAACAGAAATTTCTTCACTCGACAGCACTATTAAGTTCTTTAACCGATTAAAGGATTCAAGCGATTTGCTTATTGAGGTAGCCGAAAGAAGTATCGAGAAAATAAAAACTCGTATTGGCAAAGGTGAAAGCTCCGAAAGTACGGTTATGGATACGAATAGTTCAAATAGGATTGGGCGATATAGTAAGGCTCATGCTAATGTCAGAGGTCGCTATGCGAGAGGTATTTTAGTTCGTGATTTGAATTTAAGCGGTGATATGGTAGCCGACTTTGCTATTCTCGAAAAAAGGAAAAATTATGTTTCAGTAGGGTTTAGTTCAAAGATTCAAGCGGACAAGGCAGAATACAACGAAAGGTATATGGGTGTTGAAGCCTTTTCTCTTTCGGCTAATGAAAAGGAAGATGCGGTATTATTTTTTGAAGAAAGCCTAAAAGAAGAGATGTTAAAAATATGAAGATAAAGGAGCAAATAGAGTGCATTTATGAATCATTCATTGAAACACTTAACAGTAGAATAAATCAAAAGTTTGTCGTAAATCCCGAACAGATAAAGCGTAATGGCAAAGATTTACGGTTGATAAAAGAAATGCCGTGGACTTTCAATAACTCTTTTGATATTTTAGGATATGCTTTAATTGGGGACTTCGTAAGTAGCAGGAACGATGATGGAACAGGAACAGTAAAGATAGACATGGTTTTTAGTACCAATAAGGCTATTGGGGCTACTACTTTAGATTCATTGTACCCTATTTTGAAAGATAACGATATTGAAGTGTTGAACATTAACACTAATACTTTGAATAACAATAAGAAGTATTGGTTTATCGAGTATGAAAGTGGGAACTATCCATTGAATTTTGAAACAACTTTGATACAAGTATTAATTACAGGAGTAGAACCAAAAGATTTTTTATGAAAAAAACATTAGTTAGGTTAGCGGAGTCAATTTTAAAAAAGTATAAAAACGAAGATGTTACTGAAAAGATAGATTCATTGAAAAAAGACGAATATGTCTTGGATACGTTTACAAGGGCGATGGGCGAAGGCATGATAGAGCCATCGCCTTTGTTCGTTTTGGCTAATGGTGAAGAGGTTTTTAAAGTAAAACTTGATAAGGCAACTTATGAGTTAATTTTAATAGCCACACAGGAAATCCCAAAACAATACGACGAATACGGATTGAGAAAAGAAAAGTTTTTTATGTATGCCGAAACTGTAAGAACTCATTTGGAAGAAGCAAAGTACCTGATTCGTGAAGATGTAATAAAGGCACAGGACGAAATTAATTTCGCTTCAAATATGCTGTTGTCATTGAGCAACGACTTTGCATTTGGTGATAAATATAGGGAGCAATTGGAGATGGCAATATGTTTTTTATGCACAAAAAGCATGAACCCTTATAGCTATGATTATGGAGCAAAGCAGGATTTAATGAATAAAATACTTGCAGAAAAAGATAGGTTACTACCTTTTATATATCGCCTCCCTGTAATGAGCCTTTTGAATATTTCGCAGGACTTAGAAGCTACTTTAGCCAATGTTTCCTTGACGGAGAAGGGGACAGCAAGGGGGGCGAGCAAGATGCTACAATGGAATCTATTGAAAATTATAGAGCAAGCCGATTTTTTAACCTCCAAAACGACCTCGCAGTCGATTATTCGAGAATTGGAGACATTAACAAGAACGATTCTTTAAGGTACGAGTACATGAGTGCTGATAAGTTTCTGCAACAGAAAACTATCGCAATAATGAAGTATGAAGAGCAAAAAGCACAATTAGAAAGAGCATCCACACAAACTATAAAAGAAGATGAGTAATCAAATTCGCATCGAATACGAGGTTGAATCAAACAGTATAATGCTTGCAACCGAAAGGCTGGAAGAATTAAAGCGACAGACTATTGAACTGGCTCGACAGGCACAGGCAGGAGAAAAGAGTTTTAAAGAAGCTATTGACGCACAAGTTGCTGTAAGAAAAGAGCAGATAGGGATTGAACGATTACTGGGGGCGGCTCAAAAAGCCACAGGGGAGGAAAGAAAACGGTTAGTGCAGGAAGTAGTGCAGAAGGAAGGTGATTTGTCGGGGGCGTACAGCCGACAAATGGGGTTACTTGAAGAGTTGCGAGCGAAATTAAAGGCACTAAAAACTGCACGTGAGCAAGCAACTGATAAAGTTGAAGTAGACAAATATACTGAAAGCATAAAGGCTACGCAGGCAGAAATCAATAAGCTAACTGGTGCGACTGATAAATTCAAGGGGTCAAATGGTTTTTGGCGAGAAATGCGACAATTAGTCGTTGCAGCGTTTGCCATTGACACTGTATTTGACTTTGGTAAAAGTATCTTTGATGCACAATCAAAAGTTGAAAACTTTAAGTTGTCATTGAATAGATTAGTGGGCGAACCTCAGGCAAAAAAGATATTTGATGATTTAACAGTTGCTATTGCAAAAACGCCATTGGAGTTTGACGGTGCAACGAAGTCGGTTGAAAAGCTAATATTTGCGTATCAAGATGCAAAAGAGCCGACTGATAATATTATAAAAGATTTCGTTGCACTTGGAAATGTAGCCAAAGGAATACCCGAAAATGTAACAGGAATAACAAAGGCGTTAGCCGATACTGCTTCGGCAGGAAAAGCTACTGCACAGGAGTTTAATCAGTTTAGCAACGCTGGGGTTAATTTATTCGCACTACTTGAAGAGAGTACAGGTAAGACACGCAAAGAGTTAATAAAGATGCGTGAGGACGGAGAAATTAGCTTTGACTTAGTACGAACTGCTATTGTAAAGGCTGGTTCGGAAGGTGGCAGGTTCTTTGGGGCAATGAATATTGGTGCTACGACAATATCAGGAAAATGGAGTAATTTAAAAGACGTTATTTTTCAGACTTCTGCAAAAATTGGCGATTCAATTGCCGCTCCTGCTAAAGCAATCCTTGACTTTGGAATAACGATTGCTCAAGGCTTAGGCGGAAACTTGTCTAAGTTAGCTATCATTGTAAAGGACGTTACAGCAACATTTGTAGCTTATCAAGTTGCAACTCGTTTAAGTGCTACTTGGACGGCATTTTTGGCTTTAAAAACACAGGCTTTAAATGTTGTTGATTTGGCAGGAAATGTCATAAAAGCCCAAACTTCATTATTGTTAGCAAAATTAACTGGCGACACGGTTATTTTGGCAGAAGCACAAGTAGGAGCAACCGTGGCGACAAAAGCGTTTAGTACAGCACTTGGACTCTCCCCACTTGGAGCGATTACACTACTTATTGGTGCAGCGGTTACTGCTTATCAATTATATAGTTCGTCGGTGAGTGATGCACAAGAAGCACAAAAAAAGCTAATAACTGACATTGCTCAGGGCGTTGCTCCAATTAAAACACAACAGGTGGAGTTTAATAACTTAGCCAAATCGGTACTAAACTCTAATATTCCAATTGATGAACAAACGAAGGCTTTGGCAAGATTAAAGGCAGAACACCCTGCTTTGCTTAAAAATGTCAATGACCTATCAAGTGCGGAAAAAATATTGAATGATAATAAAATCAAAACCAACACGTCATTTGATTATCGCTCAAATAAGTTATCCGAGTTGAAGGACAAGTACCCTTTGCAATTAAAGGGCGTTAATAGCTTAGAAGAAGCAGAGGCGAAACTTGGATTGATAGTTCGGGACACAAACAGGGACTTTATCACTCTATCATTAACGATGGAGAACAATATTAAAATACAGGCACAACTTGCTGGGGCAGATGAAAATTTTGCTAAGAAAATAGAATCGTTGGCAAAAATCAAGAAGCTGAGGGCAGATGATAGCATTTCGCTGGCTAACTTCGTGGGGGGAATGTTTGTGAGCAATGACGTGCTTATTAAAGCCGAAGAAAAAAAGGCATTGGCTTATGACAAAACTGCACAGGAATTTGTAAAAGCGGTGCAAAAAATACAAATTGAAAATGAGCGACTATCGAAAGAAATAATCTACAAAGCTGAATCTGATAAGCCGAAACTAAATAAAATAGCAGAAGATGGCAACGCTGACCGCTCAAAAGCAAAGGTCCTTTCAACAGATGAAACCGAAAAGAAGGTAACGGCTATCTTAGAGAGGGCAAATGTAACTAATCGAGAGGGAGCAATAAAGGCAGTTCAAGCAGAAGCGGAATCGGATAAGGCAAAGGTTGTTGGGAAGAAAGATTATGCTAATCGAGTAAAAATTATTGACGCTCAATTGAAAGCCGATTTATTAAAAGTTAGTCAAAAGTATGATAAGCAGGAAGAAGATGACCGCATAAAGACTAAAAAAGAATCTGATGCTAAATATGAAGCACAGGCAAAAACCAATGCAGAACGATTATGGGATATTATCGAAAAACGCATCAATGATGAAGCTAAGGCGTTAGCTGACTTAAATAAAGACAAAGAAAAACTTGATGAAGACTATGCAAAGGAACAGAAAAAAAATAATGCAGAACATTTAAAATTGGCAGATGGATTGCGGTTATTAGACCGGCTATCTCATGCGAAAAATTCAAAAGAAGTTCTAAAAATAGAGAAAGAAGAAAAAGAAAGGATATTTCAAGAAGAACTTGATTTTTACAAAAAGAAAAAAGACTTATCAGATTTAAACTTTGATAAGGTCAAGGCTAAGTATAGGACTGATTCAAAGGAATACAAACAAGCGTTGCTTGAAAAAGAGCAGGCAGATGCTGAATATACAGAAGTAAATGGGCAATTAGTCAAGAAAAGAATTGATGATGTAAAGGATGAAATATCGCAAATAAAATTCTGGTCAATAAAGGAAATTGATGAAATTGCAAAATTCTTTAACACTTCTTCTGATAAAGTTTTAGAATATCTCCCAATAGTTGGTGCTTTTGCTAAACAAATATTTGACAACTTATTTTCTGTCAATGATGTAAAGCTACAAAAAGAGTTAGACAAAGCAGGCACTGCTCTTGAAAAATTCCGAGCCGAGCAAGACATCAAAGATAGTGCGACTGAAAAGAAAACGCTTGGCTTCTTTGCACAATTAGCAGAGGGCAAATGGGCTGAAGCAATAGGGAGTTTATTTAGTGTTATAAAGGATTTAGGCGAAAATCCTGCGATATTAGCACAGGCTGCAATAATGAAAGATAATCTTGCAGCCTTGGAAAAAATCATGGCTTTAATTGATAGCGATGCTCAAAATATTAACTCTTCTTTGGCTACTATTCAAGATGTTTATGCTCAAATATTGACAGGGGCAAAATTGCCAGAAATTGTCAATAACTTACCAAAAACTTTTGAAGAATTGTATAATTCTGAAATAAAGCACGGGCAACAAATACAGGAAAACTATAAGAAAGCCGTCGATTCAGTAGATAGTATTTATAAGTCTGACATTGACAGGTTAAATAAAACGCATGATTTTGAGGTAAAGAATGAAAATGACAAATATAATTTAGTAGTTGATGTAACAAATAAGGCTTATGATAACTCGGTAGCGAAGGAGAAGGAAAAGCATGATTTTTCTATAAATAATATAAACGATAGATATGACCTTGAAACTAAACGGATAAATGATGTTTATGCTTTACTTTCGGAACAAGCTAATGAGCAATTTAATAAAGACACGTTAGGTATCTTACAAAAAGAAACCGATGGATTGTCAGCTTTGATAACAAATGAAGGAAGCAAGACGGCTGTATTCAAAGATTTTGCAGAAAGAAGGGCAAATATTGAAAAAACATTTATCCTTGCGAATAAGGACATTGCGACCGCAGGGAGTCAAGCTGAAATAGATGCAATTTTTGCCGCAAGAGATGCAAAGGATGCAGCATTGTCTTCATTGCAAAAGGATTTGAATACAGAATTGGCTTTTATTGTAAGTTCGGAGGGGCAAAAGAGAAAAGAATATACGGCTACTGAAATTATACAAAGGGCAACCGCTCAAAGTATCAATGATTTAGGACTGAAATTTTCAGCAGATGCTATTCAAAGAGAACTTGACAAAAAAGATGCCACATTAAAGAATGAAACGATAAAAAAAGAGGGCTTAAAGTTAATTGAGTCTGATTATAATAATTTCATACTAATACAAACTCAATTCAAGAATGTTGCTTTAGAAACATTAAAGGCTTCCCATGATGCAATAATCCTTTCGTTTGATAATAAACTAAAGGACGATTTAACTGTTCGTGAAGCAACTTATAATAACGACTTAAGGAACTTAGCTTTAGAAAAAGATGCTGCTATTTTATTGAGTTTCACCACTTTAAGGATATTGTTGCAAGGTGAAATAAATCAAATAACGGGGGCAATGCAGGATTCGGCAAATTTGAGTGCAGCCGCTTTTGAAAAATTAAGGATACAATTAGAAACGATAACTGCCCTTTACAAGGCATTGGGCAATGGAGGGGCAGGAGTGCCAACAATCACTATACCAAGTACGGATTTTGATTTTAATACATTGACTATACCCACAGGCTTTAAAGACGGCACTCATAGACTTTCAAATATTAGTGGAAAGATGGGCGTTGATACGGAAATTATACGTGCTGACGTTGGGGAGCGTATAATGCCGACAAATGATAACAACGAACTACGTAGTGCTTATGGACGAGATATTACTAATACAGAAATGAAGAGGTATCTTATCGAGTACGCAACGAGTAAGAACAACTTGGAAACGAATAATAATGTAGATACGCAAAAAACAAATAACTTTTATGAGTTTTCTCAAAATAGCCATTTAGAAAAGAATGATAGTATAGATAAAAAGAACACGTTGGAGGTAAATAGATTTTTGATTGAATCGGCTATTGAAAAAAGGATTGAAACGAATAATTCAGTTAATTTGCACCAATTAACAAACGATAATTTAACCAAAGAACAGTTTACAAATACCATTTCTTCGGAAAAAAACAATAATACAGATAGGTCTGAGATTACGAATACTATTGAGAAAATAGCAAAATTACAACAACTAAGAAGTGTTTACTCGACAGATTCAAGCACAAAGGAAGTAAGTAAGTTTCTAAAAGAGCAAATCAATACGAAAAATATTGAAACCATTAAAGAAAAGATACTTAATCAAAAGTCTAAGGAATTATCACAAATCGAGGTTAGTAAGTTTTTGTTGAATAAAACGCAAATGCCTAAATTTATGCCTTTTACTCCGACAAAAACAAATGACATTAGAACGCTAATTGGTCAGGAGTTGAAAATGAAAGTAGAAATGGAAATGATGGGTATGCAAAAGGCAATAAAAGACGGCAATAGGCAATTGATAAATGCGATTGAATCTAAGCCAGAAACACAGTTTTTTGCTGATTCAAAGGGATTTTCGCAAATGCAACGCAGAGGTAGTACGATAATTAAGAAGAAACTTTCAAACTATTTGGTAGATGTATAAGTATTTTTTGAATAGCACCGAAGTTGAAGAGCCTGATGGCGTTGATGGCTTATTATTCATACAGGCACGACACAGTAAGTATTTTGGATTTTGGGGGGGCGTTGGATTAAACGAAGGTGATGCAAACGCTTCGCTGGTCTTTACCGAACCTAAGGCTATGGCGATTTTGAAAAAGCATTATGAACGTGATTTTATCAAAACGGAATTAGTCTTTAAAATTATTGATTGCAATAGCAGTTCAACGTGCAACAATATTGCCTATTCTGTTGATTTTTCGGAATACCTTGACAATGGAATTGAAATATCATGCACGTTTCGGTCGAGTGGAGGTAATGAAGTTCGTAGCCGTGTGGAGGTAAAGTATGCGATAAGCCCAAAAACTTACATAACCATACCTACAAAAGAATTGGAGGGGCAAACTACAAACGAGATAATGGACACTATCGGGTTAGTAACAGGCACAAATAATGAGGTTACTCATAACGTCCCTTTAACAG